CGAAGGAAGAAGCGAATCGTAAGGCGAAGGAAGAAGCGAATCGTAAGGCGAAGGAAGAAGCGAATTTGAAAAATAAACAACAAAGACTTTTGAGTAAAATCCTAAACAACTCTAAAAATATGACAAACGCTAACAAGGTATCATTCCTTAAAAGGTTTAATAATGGTGAAAATTTCAATACAGTAAAAACAAATGCTATTAGAAAAGCTCAAGAACTTGCAGAAAAGAGAGAGAAACAGGAACAGGAAAATGGTAAAAATGCATGGATAAAGGCGCAGAAAGAGAAAAAGGAAAAAGAGGCTAAATTAAAAGCACAACAAAAAAAGCTTTTGAATAAAATCCTATCAAACTCCAAAAACTTAACAAACGCTAATAAAGCAGCGTTCCTTAAAAGATATGATAATGGTGAAAATTTCAATACCATAAAATCAAACGCAATTAGAAAGGCTCAAGAACTTGCAAAAGAAAGAAAAAATAAAGAAGAAGAGGATAGAAAAGCAAGAGAAAAAGCTGAAGAAAATAATAGGAAAGCAAAAGAAGAAGCGAACAAAAAGGCAAAAGAGGCTAAATTAAAAGAAAAACAAAAACGTCTTTTGAGTAAAATATTAAACAATTCCAAAAACTTGACAAACGCCGATAAAGTATCATTCCTTAAAAGGTATAATAGAGGTGAAAATTTCAATACCATAAAATCAAATGCGATTAGAAAGGCTCAAGAACTTGCAAAAGAAAGAAAAAATAAAGAAGAAGAGGATAGAAAAGCAAGAGAAAAAGCTGAAGAAAATAATAGGAAGGCAAAAGAAGCTAAATTAAAAGAACAACAAAAACGTCTTTTGAGTAAAATATTAAACAATTCCAAAAACTTAACAAATGCAGATAAAGTATCGTTCCTTAAAAGGTATAATAAAGGTGAAAATTTCAATACCATAAAAACAAATGCGATTAGAAAGGCGCAGGAACTCGCGAAGAAAAGAAAAAACAAAATTGAAGAAGAACGTTTAGCAAAAGAAAAAGCTGAAAAAGAACGATTGGCAAAAGAAGAAGCCAATAAAAAGGCAAAAGAAGCTAAATTAAAAGAACAACAAAAACGCCTTTTGAGTAAAATCCTAAACAATTCCAAAAACTTGTCAAACGCCGATAAAGTATCGTTCCTTAAAAGGTATAATAGGGGTGAAAACTTTACTACTATAAAGTCGAATGCGATTAGAAAGGCACAGGAACTCGCAAAACAGAGAAAGAATAAGGAAGAAGCAGACAGAAAAGCACGGGAAAAGGAAGAAGCAAATAGAAAGGCAAAAGAAGCGATGATTGAAAAGAAGAAGGCGGAAGCACTTGCAAAGAAAAAAATTGAAGAAGAAAAGAAGAAGAAAGAAGAAGAAGCTGCTAGAAAGAAAGCGGCGCAGAATCAGCAATTACGTGCATCTCTTACAAAGAAAGTTAAGGAAACACAAATGGACCAAAAAGTTAAAAATAAATTATTGAACCAACTCAAAAATTATAGTATACAAATCAAAAATATTGCGCCAAGTATACAACAGACTATAAATTCTGAAAAACTAAACGGTAATTATAACGAAGAAGCTAATAGAAAGAAAAGACAAGAAGTTAAAAAACAACTCGCGGCATATATCGCTAAAACATACCCAAATATGTCCAAGGCTGATCGTGGAAAATATATTAAACGAGCAAACCTTACACAATGGAAAGAATGGGGTTTTACTGGAAGTAGTGGAATGGAAGCAAATAAAGCATTAGAAAGAATTAAGGGAAATATGCGAAAAAATATGCAGGAACAGGCAAGACATGAAAAGGAACAGGAAAAAGCCATCGCCACTTTTACTGCTACCACAGAATTCAAAACTGCAGATACGAGTAACTTTTTTAGTAAAGAAAAAACAAGAGTTATTAGTAAAATTAATAGAAATTTACAAGGACAAGCGCATAAAAATGCAAGTAGGTTTAAATCATTAGTCAAAAATTCCAAAAACCATAAAAATTTACGTATGGTTGAGAGTTTATTAAGCAGTAAAGTAAGACAGCTTAAACAAAGTGGTTATATCAAATAAAAATAGTTTAAAACATACATAAAAGAAATATTCCAATTACTAATAAAACATGCACAGAGGTTTATCATCCGTGATGATCCAATACGCCCGCTCTATTAGTGATGAAAAGAAAGCAAAAACTATCGTTAAAGGAAACAAATCCGGAGAATATACCGGAAGTCGTGACGATATGCACGAAAAACTTTTGTATAAATGCAGTTTAAAACCAAAAAGTATTTGGGACCCAAATTCAAAATCATGGTATACAAAAGTCTATTATGCAGACGGAACAAGTTACAACCCAGTTGTATTTCACAATGGGAAACTCGATAAGAACCCATTTTTCAATGGTAAAAAAATATAAGTATATATAAATAAAATGAATCAACACATCGAAGCCGCTCTACGCATATCAGGTGTATTTCTATCTGTATTTTTCACAACAAGATGGACTTCTAAATCTGAAGCAGCTTATGATTTACCACTAGTAATCTTAGCAGTTGTAATCGCTATATTATTAAATACAAACCGCCTTAAATAAAAAAATAACTTATTAAAGAAAAAAAACGTATACCATATAAGTATGGATACGTGTTCAGTTTGTTGTGATGCGTATAATAAAACGAATCACAAAAAAGTGACGTGCCCTTATTGTAATTATAATGCATGTAAAACATGTATTCAAACCTATTTATTATCTTCAATAGAAGAACCACATTGTATGAATTGTAAACATGAACATGATCGTGAATTTATAGACTCGTTTTGTACTAAACGTTTTAGAAATATAGAATACAAAAAACACCGTGAAAATATATTATATGAACGCGAAATAGCCCGTATGCCAGAAACACAACCGTATGCGGAATATAAACTAAAAATGCATTCTATTAGAAAGAGATATTATGAACTTTTAGATGGTTTATATATGATGAGGTCTTTACGTTCAGAAGCAATAAATATGAATAACCCAACAAAAGTATATGATGATTCTATAGTAAAAATAGCACAAGAAATAGAAGATGTTGTCCACCAAGTACAAACTCTTGAAATAAATATTAATAATGTAAGTGGTTCAAAATTTACACGTAAATGTCCACAACATGAATGTAGAGGGTTTTTAGATGAAAATATGAACTGTGGTTTATGTTTACAAACATTTTGTAAACATTGTAATGAACCCATAACTTCCAACCATATATGTGATCCTGAAACAGTTAAAACTATAAAACTCATAAATAAGGATACAAAACCATGCCCTAAATGTGGAACTATGATACATAAAATAGATGGTTGTGCGCAGATGTGGTGTACAGAATGTCATACAGCGTTTGATTGGCGTTCCGGACGTATAGAAACTGGTCGTGTACATAACCCCCATTATTTCGAATTTAAAAAGAGATCGAGAGAACATGGTGATATACCGTGTGGGGGTCGACCAACATATGAAGAACTTTTTTGTGCAGGTGCAAATGATAATATATTAGATTTAAGTTATAGATTAACAATGATAGATAGAGATCTTATATATAAATATGGGGGTTTATACGATGATGATAATTTACAATTACGTGTACAATATCTATTAAAAGAATTATCAATTGACAATTTCAAAAAAGAATTACAAAGACGTGATAAATATAAATGTAAAATAGAAGATATACGTAATATCTATGAAATGTTTTCGGATGCATGTGGAGATTTACTTCGTCAATGGATAATTGATACATCTAAAACCAAATGTATATTACGTACAATTCATGGTTTGGCAGATTATTCTAATAAAGTTATAACACGCATAAGAAATAGATATAATTCATCTATACCACATTATATATTCTTACGCGCACTTTAAGAATAGATGCATAATTATTATAAATGAAAACTAAAATAGTTTCTGCTATTACATCATTGTTTCCATTTATAATTTTGGAAAATTTTGGAAGTATATCAAATGCCATTTATCATTTAAATTCAAATGATGTTACACATAAATCCGTTTATATATCGAGACATATTGACATATTAATCTTGGGATATATGTGGAATCGTCGTCTTGTTTTCATGGATGTATTATTTAATTTTTTATCTATTATAATTGTTTGTAAATCTAATATAATCAGTGATAGTAAATATTTAGATGTAAACCTCATCGTAGGTCTTGTAAAAAGTGCGTCTAATATGACAAAATTACATTATATCATTTCACTTTATTTTTGGTTTATAGCATTTATAATTCGTTATGACAACATATTTGGTAGATATTCTGATATAGCAGTAAATTTATTATTATGTCCACCTCAATTTTTATTGAAAAAATATATCAGCTTATTGTAATAAATGAAGAACATAAAAATAAATAAATTAATTTTATTTCTATCATTTTTACTTATTATATGGTTCTTTATACCTATATATAGAAACCCAACAGTAATGAAAAATGTATTGTCAAAACAGGAATGCGATCATATTAGGAAAATAGCGGAACCTAATCTACAACCTTCAACAATCGGTGGAAATTTTAAAATAAATAATTCAGAGCGTAAAAGTGAAACTGCGTGGATAAAAGCATCAGAGGATCCCGTCGTTGATAAACTTATACGTAATTGTCAAACCATGACAGACAGACCTTTAGAAAATTTTGAAGATTTACAAGTTCTTAGATATAAACCAGGTGGTTTTTATAAACCTCATCAAGATGCATTTTCATTCGATAAAAATAGACGTATGTATACATTTATAATCGCCTTAAATGACGATTATGAAGGGGGTGAAACTGTATTTCCAGTTATAAACAAAAAATATCGCTTAGAAAAAGGTGATGCATTATTTTTTGATACATTAAATAATTATGAATGTATGACGAAAAAGGCTATACATGGAGGTGCACCAGTTAAGTCCGGTGAAAAATGGGTATGTAATTTATGGGTACATAAATATACATACACAGGACCAGAAAAACCACCCGAAAAATAAAATATCAGGTTATACAAATGGTTAATAACAACACTGAAAGAAATAGAAAATCTTTAACAAATTATATAAATTCTAAAAATAAAATTTGTAATGGTCTCAATAAAAAGGAATTTATTAATCAATTGGGTAATAAAACAATGAATGAAATTAAACAAAATATAGATAAAGAATTTCGAAAACAACAACTCAGGTTTTTAGGTAGGGGTTGTGGTAATGGTATAAATCTTCGAAAGTCCCAAGGAGGAAAAAAAAGTTTTTTTAGTAAATTTAAACGCGTAAAAAGTTAAACAACATCTTGTTCAAGACGCGATCTTAATTGTTCGGTATAATATTCATTTCTATCTAACATTAATGTCATAAATGTAGCCACATTTATAACACTATACAAGAAATAATATCCCATAAAATCATACATATTAAGAGAAGCTGTAAAGCTAAAAGATATAATTAAATAAAACGTGTGCACCTTTAAAAAATTTTCATTATTTTCAAAAATGTATAAACACTGTATGAATGATAAAACCACATCAAAAAGTGTTATATATTCCTGCATTAATAAAACGGTGTAAAATACTGTTAATATAAGCATATTAATATGAAAAATCTTATATAGATTGCGTATTTTAACACTCCTTGTATTAATATCAATCATTTGGATTCTATTTTGTCCCTGTATTGGTTCATTTTCAGTTTCAGGTTCAGGTAAAGGTAATGGTTTTTTAACTGTATCGTTAACACCAATTATTGGCATACCGTCTGGATTTATAACCACGTTATAATATTCGGTTGTCATGAATTACCATGTATTATACTTTTTATACATATTAATTATCATCCTCCTTTTTTTTATTAAACAATATTCCAAAACTATATTTCACAAATATAATATATTTTGTAAATTTAATAATATAATTAATTTTTCTATTTATATTTTCACGCGCATTAATTTTCCTTATTTTACTTAAATTATTACACATTTCTAAATAATCACCTTCACGTATATTATGTTTATTATCATCAATTATAGCTAAAAGACGTCTAAGGTACTTTTCCATATGTATATAACCTATATTATTAATTAGTTTTAGTTGAAGATGTTAAAAATGTCCCATCTTCGTCGATAACAAGTTCACCTCTATCGGCTAGCATTTTTCTGTGCAACATATGGTGTTCCCGAACATCATTCTTGTTTTGACCAACGTATGGAACAGCGTAACCATTTTCACACATCCATTTGTTCACGTTCGTCCAATTATTATCTTCCAAAACCCATAATTCACCGAGCGCGCGTCCGTATTTACCTACAGAGTCGCGTTCTGGACACCTCAATTCAATTTCACAATCGTCCTTATCGGATTCAACTGCTTTTGTGACCCATTTAAGAATCTGTTTCTTGGCATGTTTCCCATAAATCTTTTCAATTTTATCGGAAGTTCGCGATTCTTCGGTATCTATACCGAGTAATCTAACGCGTTGGCGGATGAGTACATCGAACCCTAAATCGATAAGAACGTCAACGGTATCACCGTCAACAACTTTCGAACATGAATCGATTTTGTATCTGAATTCGCATGGAGATTGATTGTATGTTTCTGTCATTTTTTATATAAAGACTATTAATTTATTCTTTAATTATAAATCAAATTCCTTTTTAGTCCCACCATCGTACACATTCACGAACCCTGTATCTATCATTTTTTGGTTAATTGAAACCATATCCCTTCTATTTTTATAGACGAAAACGAGAGTTCGTCCATACTTATCGTTTTTCTTACATGAAATCCACACCCATCCGTTTACTCTAAATCTACACATAAACGGGTTCCATAACATATGTTTTGCGCGATCGTCGAACCCTAGAAAACTCGCGAACGTATACTTCGCACGTTTTGCCATAGAAATGTGTTTAGAACGATTATGTATATCCTTTGGTGGTTTCATTTCGGGTGCGTCGTAACCCACGGTTCGGAAAGTAAATTTTAAAACGCGATTGTGAAGTATAATACACGCCTTGAACGTGTCACCGTCATACACATCAGTAACCTTGGCGTACCCTTCATACTTATCAAGGCTAAAAACGGGTATAGAAACATCGGTTTTTGATAATTTACGCTTCGTAAAACAATACATTTATTTATAACCCTCTAATTCTTTTAAGTTCATCGCATATTTTCAAATAATCACCCTCGGGTAAGTTTGATGAATTTTTATCAATAATTTCCATAACAGATCGTGAAACACTACGTAATGTTACATCTCTATCATATAAGGGTTCGGGGTTAATCGGTGGACGACACAACCAATCTGTACCTGTTATTTCACCTTCATAATTATACCTATTGCGAATATGTCTAAAAAAATCTCTTAAACGGGGAAAATATTTAGTTGGAGACCAAACCGTATCATGCCTAAAAATATAATCTTTATCGATTAAAACATTATCTCGTGTATTCCATATATTTGTATTATAATTGAACATGGAAATTGGACGAATGTTACCATCTTCTGGTGTTGGTAAAGTATCATTTCGATTTAAATAAAGCGCGTTATAATTAAATGAAAATATAGGAGAGGCATATGCTTCTATATAATCAACTACTGATGGATTATTATGTTCATATACCACTCTTACCAAAATCTGTTGGAGTCCCTCACATGTATTAGGTATAGCTGTTCTTATATTACTATTTACGAAAGGTGTTGATGGCATTTACTTACATTATATCAGCATCTTTATCTGGTTTTACATAAATTTCAGGTGCATCCTCAACTAAATCAATAACAAACCTACTTTTATCATTCGTTGGAGAAATGGTTACAATTCTACATTTATCCGTACTGAGCATTGTTTGACCTGTAACATTAGTTGGTATTGTAATAGGGCGACATAGTAACATCCACATTTTTATTATAAATATATATAAATATATTTCAAAATGTAACACAATTTATTAAAAATAACGATAAAAGTATATACAAATTATATAGTAAAATATGTTAATATTATAAAATAACGAAAAGTTTGTCCAAAAAATCGACAAGTTAAAGAAAAATTTATTTTTGAAAAAAAAGTCCCTCTTCGAAGGAGTTAGTATATATAAAAATAAATATTTTAAAAGTCGTCGATTTTTTAGACAAACTTTTTAATTTTTTACTGTATGATTTAGGTATACTTTTTATTCTTAGAAAAATGTACAAAAAACTCGTCGATTTTTTAGACAAACTTTTTAATTTTTTACTGTATGATTTAGGTATATTTTTTTATTTTAGAAATATTTTAGAAAAAACGACTAAAAAATGATAATTTTCGCGAAAAGTTTGTCAGAAAAAACGACGACTAAAAAACTCGTCGATTTTTTAGACAAACTTTTTATTTTTTCAGTGAAAAAAATAAGTTTTAATACTAAACAATGAAGCTTGTATTGATAGTATTAATACTTCTCGTACTTATGATGATGTCCAGGACAGAAATGTTTACAGAACAATTTGGGTTCTCTGGGTATACTAAACCAGTTGGTCCAATATCCCTTGATGGTATGGAAACTGATTTATCGGGATATACAGAATCTGGTGAAGATGTTTCTGTAACTAATGATCTCATGCAGAAAATGGTTCTTGCAACCAATAAAGAAATTTCTAAAAGAACTGGACTTTGTACTTATATTATAGAAACAACGGGTGTTAGAAAGTTCGAGGACAAACTTTCCAAACAGGAAATATATAGATGTCAATTCATGACAGTAAAACATAGAGGATTTGCTATGGGATTTGCCGTTACATCTGATATTAGAATTATTAATGATGAAGCAGTTATTTTGAATTTGAAAGCACAACCAATAGATATAAATCCACCTACGGATCCAAGTATTTACCAAAAATCTATAAAGGGTAAAGAGTTTGAAGATTATACAAATGTAAGACAAAGTGAAATTGATAAAATCAAACATACACAACTTGTAGAAAAAACTATATTAGATCCACAAACCATGTATGGAAAACCACCAGTTGATACCCCTATTGATTCAACTAACCCAGTTCCAGTTATAAAACCAGAACAAGGTGCCATTAAGGATAGAATAGTGTACCCCCCGGGTATGTAAAATTACAGATTAAAAGTTCTTAATACATCATAATGATCAGTATCGATGAAATAACACGTATAGCTGAAAAAAGAAATCATTTGAAAAAAGAGACATATACCAAAATATACGAACAAATTTCAAAGAAGATAAGACAGTCAGTTGAATTAGGTCACAAATATCTATTCTGTCAAATACCTTCATTTGTTATGGGTTATCCTCATTTTAACAGGATGAAAGCGTTGCAATATATAAAACGACAGTTCGAAATAGGTGGTTTTTATGTTCAGGTTATAGGTGATTTTGAATTGTGTATTTCATGGAGACCAAATAAAAAATCAAATAAAAATGATTCAAATAATGAACCAGATGACCCAGAGGAATTTCCTACACTTATAAATCTCAAGAAGGCTGCAAATAAATACAGGAGACATGCGTGAGAGTTTAAAGTTTAATAATGTAATTATAATACAAACATGAGCGACCCACTTAATATATTAGTAGAGGCTAAGCGTGAGTATATAGGTCAATTATGTTTACTTATGTGTCCCGTTATGATTGAAACGTTCGAAACAATGTATGAAGAAGCTTATAAGCTTTCAAAAGGTAGAAAAGTTCTTGTAATGTATCAGAAACTTTTAAAGGAAGTTCCAAATTGGAGTGATGCATTATCAAAAACACACACAGATAATATAACAAATAGATGTGCTTGGTTTAATGATTTGTTAGCAGCTGTTTTTGTAAGTTGCGTTAAGATTTTGTCTGCAGTTCGATTAAATAAAGATAATAAAAAGATTTCTCTCAAACTTCCAACGAATGAAGTTTTCATTCAGACGTGTTATAACAACGCAGCAAAGGATTTATATTTAGATCCATATATTTACCACGAAGCACAGAACGAACATGCGAGAAATGATAAATTGTATGAGAGATTTTGTGCGTGTATTGAAACATCTGTAAAGGAACTTATACCAGTTCAACAAATATTACAGACATATATGTCCCAAACGCAAGAAGGACAAGACTTGGACGTTGGTGAAGCCGAAGTTGGTGATTCAGAAGATCCTGATCTTATTGATGGATATGAAGAAGAAACAACGGAGGAACCATTTGAAACACCTTCAGGAGAACCTACCATGGAAGAGCATTCTATGGAAGAATCCCATATGGAGCAACCAATGGAGCAACCAATGGAGCAACCAATGGAGCAACCAATGGAACCAGAAAGACCATCTCCATTTGAAAATGAATTTCGAACTATAAATACAAAGACAAGTTCTCAAATACCGCAACCGCAACCACAGGCGACACACCAAGAAGATGAAGGTGTATTATTTCCGGACGCATCCGAAACCCGTGCAAAAAAAGTTGGGTATTATTAAATGGAGTTTGAAGACTATTTAAGAGACCCAGCATGGGCCGGTATAATTGCCGGTATGATAACCGCTGGATATATACATTTCAAAGCGAAAATTAACAATGAAGGTAAACTTCCACTAAGTGCATATACAAAACCAGCAACACTTACAGCAATTTTAGTATTTTTTATCGTTACTAACGGATTAGGTAAGAAAGAGACCATATCAACAGAACCATTTTAATTTTATAACTTAAAGATAATATACGTCATTACTATATAAAAATGGCTTCAGTGACTGCATTCAATGATATGATGGGTCAATTTCTTGTGGAATTACACAAGACATTTCCAGAAGAAAAAGGCTTGAAAAAGTGTTTATCGGCTTTCGATTTAATGAAAGCTTCGAACCCACGTTTAGTTGTAGATGGGTTTATGCAAGGTGTTACTCCATATGCCGATAAGATTTCGTCTAAAGACGAATCATTTTTCATCGAAGAATCTAAGAATTTAGATTTCATGAAAGGTGTAAACCTCGAAAAACATTGGGGATCCGCCTCTGAAAATACAAAAAGTGCGATTTGGCAATATGTTCAGACGTTATACATGCTTGGTACAACCATTAGTTCTATCCCAGAAGACACACTTTCCATGATTGAAACAGTTGCAAAGCAGTGTGCAGATAAAATGGGTGAAGATGGAAGTGAACTTGACGAAGCTGCGTTGATGAAAACGATGCAGGGTATGTTGGGTGGTATGATGAAAAAATAAACTCACTATATATAAATGACATCTTGGTTTGAAGATCCAAAACAATTGGTTCGTGTAGACAAAGTTCATGAATTTTGGCCAACAAAAACACAATCTTCAGCAGAGCGTGTTAACGCAACTGCTCGTTTTATCATTTATGCAACATGTATAATATATCTTATAAAGCGTGATCCACGCATATTCGTTCTAGGCGCCACCGTACTCGGTGTTCTTTATATAATGGAAAAGTCTGATATGGTTAAAGAAGGTGTTGCAAGACCAACACATGTATACAATAACGAGGGTAAACCATGTACTATGCCAACAAAGGATAACCCCATGGGTAATGTACTTATGTCTGATTATGTAGACAGACCAGATAGACCACAATCATGCCATTACCCAACTGTAAAGGCTCCCGTAAACAATTTTCTTACAGGTGATATCAAATACGGTCCAGGTCGTTCGCGTTCATCTATGCCCGAATATCAAAGAAATGGGTTATCTAGACAATTTGTAAGTATGCCAGATACATCCTTGGGTGATACACCTTATTATGAATTTATTCATGGTAGTAGAAATGTTGGTACATGTCGTCAAGACCAGACATTGTGTAATCCAGACGCGAGAGGTGTTCAGCTTGAAGCATTTGCGGGACTTGATCCAAACGGTGATAAAAGAAGTGGTATGCACAGAGGTTCGGGTTTACCCGCTGGCCACACTTCGTAATTTTTAATAATTGAATAATAAAGTAGTAGATACTCGATTTCCATAAACAAAATCTCTTGTTATAATAAATGGCGTATCAACTCCAACCAGGAATGAAAGTTGTTCAAGATCACGCGGTTCCATCCGTATGTGCATCTGAAGAAGTTTTAGTGTATCCCCAGCCCAGTACTTTGAACTATGTTTCAAGTCGTCCAAATACTATGTTATATGGGACTGCTCCATATATGGCCGGTAAAGGATCACCAGCAGAATATATTAATACATCTGATGAACTCAGACCACAATCCACATCTCGTTTTAACAAGGTTTTAGCGAAAACATACGAAAGAAATTTTCACCCACTCCAAAATGTTGAGTGCAAATTACCACTTCAAACACAAACTTATGATGCAGCAAGTACACGTGCCGACACACAAAATGGTTTATTTCAGCAAAGATACCTCAATAAAAATCTCGCTAAGAAATAAGAATGGCTGACCCTATCTCTATAATGGCTATAGCCGGCCTAGTTTATGCCGGAAGAAAGTTAAGTAAATCAGAAGAAAAATATTCAGTAGAAGGTAATCCAATAGAAGAACAAGAAATCGTTTCGGAATTTTCTGACATAGATGTCACTGCACCACCCGGGTATTTAGGTCCTTTATCACCACTTGAAGAACCAACATACCAAACAAAGGAAGAAATTGGTTCGTTTGCCGATATTTCACGACAACAAAGATCATCTGGTGGAGAGGTTTTAACGATGAGAAACCGTATGTATGATGCTGGAAGAATGAATAATCTTTCTCCAGTTGAAAAACAGCTCGTTGGTCCAGGTTTGGGTGTTGGTCCAGAAGTACCTGCTTTTGGAGGTAACCAGCAATTATTCCGTGTTAACCCTGAAAATGTTGGTGCGTATCGTTTAACAACTTTACCAGGTAGGTCTGGTCCAGCGTTTGATCCAAAGGGTGGTAGACGTGGCGTCGTTGGCAAAGTTTCGCAAAATAGACCAGAAAAGACGGCGTTTCTTCCAGAACGTCTTCCAACGGCTGCGGGTCGTGCCCAAGGTATGTCTGGTAGAACACCAAGAGCAGAGCATGAACGTACAAAGAGAACGACTAATAGATCTGAAACAGGTTCGAGAACTGATACTTTGGGTTTTGCAACTGCAAAGAGAACGGTATCTGCACTCACACGCGCACAAGAGCCAACACGTAATAAAAAGGATGGTAACATCGAACATTATCAATACAATAATCAACCAGCACCAGGTATATCCAGTTTTGTTGGTGGTTATTTGAATGCACCAGCTACTAAAATCGGTGAAAAACGAACATATGGTTCCATACATACAGCAGAAGACCTTACTAATTATGGTTTCAGACCAGATGACCGTCGTGGTAAGGCTGGTCGTGCAGCGGGTCCAGGTAGAATGAATGTCCGTGCAGATGCACTTAATCAAGGTGGTATGGTTACAAGTGTTAGGTCCGATACATCTAGAATCGATGGAAGAATAAATGCCGCGAATGGGGCATGGACACAACAATACAAAAATAACGATTATCATAAATTTAATGCTTATAAAGGTCACGAAAATCCAAATGCTTCTAATATGAGTTTAGATACAGCTAGAAGACAACTTGCGAATAACCCATTGGTACATAGTCTTTCGTAATTAATTAGATAAAATTGAGAAATACACTCATTAAAATAATGCTCATATATTTTAATGAAGGTACATACCCTAGACATAGATAGCGGCGAACGCGATCCCGTTTTGTACCCAGATCCTTCTGATTATGTCGTACAACTTAAAAATCCAATTTATGATGTTACAAAGATATCACTTATATCAGCGCGTATACACAATAGTCAATACCTGATAAACTCCAGGAACAATCAATTTGATATAAATGGAACAACAGTCACAATACCTATAGGAAACTATAGTGGTAAAGATTTAGCACAGGCTGTTGTTACTGCTTCAGCTGATATAACATCCGCATCATTTGAAAAAGAGACTAATGCTATAACATTCACTGGTAGTGCTCCATTTACATTTGAATTTTATGGTGGTAAAAATGGTTATGCATCTGGTACACCTGGATATACAACACCACATGATATATTAGGATTACCGGCAAGTAATGTTGCTTCTACAGGGAATACATTAGAGACAGGTAGTATTAATTTACAAGGTGCTGATGCAATTATTGTTAAATTAAGTAGTGGTTCAGATGAATTTAACAAAACTGTGTTTTCAGAAACACCATTTTATACGGGACGTATTCTTTTCTGTGGTGATGTGATTAATTATTCCGGTGTTGACGATACAGTAGAACATAATTTTGATTCTGGATCTCAAAAAACGATATCGAGTTTACGTGTTCAGTTTTATTATAGTAGTAATAATCGTTTAATACCATACGATTTTAGAAACGCAAATCATATACTAAAACTTGCAGTAACATGTTCTACTGATAAACTTGAAAATGTAGCTAAAGTGGAAAGAGACTTTTCTCTTCCACCACCTATGAGTATCCCCGAATTAGAGGATCCGCATAGATGGGATGCATTTATATCTATATTTTTAGTAGTTGCAACCGGTTTATTTTTATTGCTTGTTATGCGTAAACCAAGACTTAACGAGTAACCGCGAAGACTGGTTGGGATGGCTTCGTGACCTTCGAGGAGACACGAGAGATACCAACGTAGACAACAATAGACAAGAGTGTTGTCAAGAGGGCAGTGAGAGTGTAGTTCATACCACCGTTCTTGTTAACCTTGACGACTTGGTTGACAATCCATCTAACCAAGTCCATCCAAGAAAGGGCGGCGGCGAAGGAAAAACCAGCAACAATGGCGTTGAGGGATTGGGATTCGAGTTCTCTAGTAACGAGAGTGACAGTTTCAGCGGCGACAGCGGACATTTTTTTTATACTTTATCCTGAGATTTTAATCTGGGAGCAGTTCCTCTTCTATTAAAATTTTTTTATAATATTTAGGTTTCATATACCCCTTTAACATTTTACCCACTTCCACTGGATCTATTTCAGATTCTGTACCCGATATAGACGTTTCTGTTCCTGAATCAGAATCAGAATCAGAATCAGAATCAGAACATCGATCATCTCGTATTTTAAAATATTCTGGTGACGTATTCGCCCATCCTTCAGGCTCTGATATGTTCATTACTATCGATAGCATTTTTTAACATAATTTCTGACGGATTCATGGGTTTCCACGCGTCCCAATTATCATATGCCATATTCATTTTAACGAATTTATATTCCCTACCTGAATATCTTGAAAATGGTATAATTTCATCATCTTCTATTATAATTTCATCATCTTCCTCGTCTGACGATTCTTCATATATTTCGGGGAAATGTGAACCCAACTTTTTACCAACTTCATTCATGGCACAATATTTCATAGCGTATTCCATATCCTCGCTGAGAATGATATCACGACCACACGCTTTTGCGTATTCAGCGGCAAGAATCATTGAACGTTCGAGGACGGGTTGTATAATATTAAGAGCAGAGTCTTGAACCTGCTCTATTAAATTTGCAGTAGCTTCTTTTTCTTGTAGATTCATTATAGATTAAACAGTGTTTTAGCAATACCGTTTTCTATACGGAGTATATTAAAACTTAGACCTAAAACTCTAAGTTCCCTTTCACCATCATTATATGGATTCAAACTTAATTTTAAATATTGGTCTTTAACTAAACTAAAGTTTCTTTGCCCTGTTGGATACCATCTTTCGGGTTCTAATGCAAAACTATATGAATAATATCGCCTGAATAATTGTGTTCTAGAATGATGTATTCCACTCTGAACGGCGCGCAAGTTTATAATTTTACCTGTAGCTTCATTTAAAATTACTATATCATCAAGTGTTAATTCGAGATATCTTAAATGTTCATAATTTATATATTCAGATTTAGCTGAATATATTTCGTAATTTAAATCATAATCAAATGCAGATACTAAATTAGTTTGACCACCTATAAAACCGGGTTGTTTTGGATTTACGGTCTGAATTATAAAGAATAATTCTTTTATTGGGTTTTTAAATTCAAGTTTATGTTTAATATCAGTAACACCCGAATCTATTTTAGCTATTGGACTTTCCTGAACTTGTGTAATGATATAATCCGTTTTCTGACTTATTAGTTTCTGTTTTTCTTCTTCATTTATGGATATCATTTCAGCTGTTAATTTAAAATTTTTAATAAGTCCTAATGGTTTTTGGTTTGTAGATGGATAAACTGGATGTATATTATCGTATTTATTGTATATACAATCTTGTACGTCTCTCAATTTAATAACAATTTCAATTTCTTGTTCTGTTATAGCGCATATTGGTATGGCGAGTTCAGGGTTATTATAAAAGTAAAAGGGTATATCGACAAAATACTTATTAGATGAAGTTGCATTACCAAGGTATCCAAGTATACTTAAATCTTTTACCTGTGTTCCCGAAAGTTCCAATGGTGGTTTACCAACGAGTTTAGATAAATTATGTTGTTTTGTTTGTGATATATAATTATCCGAATAAATAGCTAAAAAATCTCTTGGGATACGTTGAATAACCTGACCACCAATAAGAAGTTCTATGTAATCAATCATAGCATGACCAATTGATTCAACATATCCCGTTCCTGAAAACGGACCGCCCGTCATTTGTTCGATGGCATCTAATTCAAATTTTAAACTTACGGTTTTAAGAAGATCACCTTGATTTTGGGGTATAGTACATCGTATAGTATTTCCAAATTCAATTTCGCCTTCTGCGTCTAAATCAACAAAGAAAGGTGCAAAGTTTGTATGTTTTTGAAAATTTTTTATAAAATAAGTGTACTCTGGGTCTTTCGTAAAGAAAACGTCCTGTGGACCTGATGTTTGTAATTGAACACGACCAGCCATTACTAGTATAACTGACTAAAATTTTAAACCTCCGAGACCGCTATGTATTCTCAAGACGTTATAGTTTACAGCATATATACTTACATCGTGTGCGAAATTTACATCTGGTGTTTCGAGTTCAATTTCTATTAAGTTATGTGATATTCTACTCATATTTACCTGTCCGGTAGGATAATATGTTTCTGGTTTCATAGAAAAACTATAAACTCCAAAATCATTTCCGGTAACACCCGTGTAATATTTTAAAGGTTGTTCGTAACTTAACATTAAATTATCGGCATCAATGATTGTATTATTATTAAATTTCATAGTAACCTGTTTTATGGGGCAAAGTTTATGAACATCTTCACTTTCAGCTATAAAAAACATCTCCTTTACGGGGTTTTTGAAATTAAGCATACCAGATTTTTTAGATTCACCTGCTTTGAATTTAAATCGAGACAATTGTAATTGTGTAATAACATATTCAACTGGGCGGGTTAATAAAAAATTTCTTTCGTCTTCCGTAACGAAATAGAAATCTGTAACAAGTGAAACTTCTTTAATTGATGAAGAAACGTCCGCAGGTGGGTCTTGGATATCTGTGGCTGTATTATATTGTATAGTAACATCTTCTATCTTTTTAAATTGTATACGTATTTCTACGAGTTGTTTTGTTAAAGCGCATACGGGTATAGCTAAACTTGGATGTCTAAAAAAGTAAAAGGGTAAAAGTACGCTATAATCCCAATCATATGACACTGGTATATAATTATCATGTCCATTTAAAAAATAAAGTGTTTGGTCTATATCATCTTTATTATTATGTATTTGATCATACATGTATATATAATCGCCAGTTAAGCGTTCAATTACCTGTCCACCAATGACAAGGTCTGCATATTTTATGATTTGAGCTCCTATAGATTTTCTATACCTAAGATGACGTACATTTATAGTACCACCCATACCAGAATGTGCACCACAATAATAATATAAAGTTGATGGAGTTCCATCGGTAGGTGCAAAAGTAATAGTAGCAGAACCTGGATTCGTAACACCTGTTGTGTATTCTGATCCACCACTATGTGTACCATTAGACGTTGTAGAAAACCTAAAAGGGTGAGATCCGTGAGCTGTATTATTGAAAGTATATGTAGTACCTTTGTAAAGTGTAAGTGTATCTTGTTGAACACCGTCTATATAAAACTTACCACCACTTGCAGTAATTTCGAACGATTTATCCACTTGTTTGGGTTGTGGTAACGTAAATTTAAGCATCATACTTCGTATGAGATCCCCTTTATTTTGAGGTATACGGCATTCTATAATCGTATCGTAATCTATATCACCATCAAATGGTGTTTGTATAGCTTCAACTGAAAACTTGGTATGCCGCCTAAAATTCATCAGGAAATATGAAAATTCTGGTTCTCCAGTAAACCACTGGTCCTGGATACCCGTGGCAGCAAGATTTAAACGTCCAGCCATTATTACTTTATGTGAGTAAAATTTTATGAAATAAAACGGCACGATAATACAGATGAATCTTCAGTTACGAAAATTCAAACCCGAGAATATGGCAGACGATAAAGTATGTGTTTTTATCGGTAAACGTAATACGGGTAAATCAACACTTGTTACTGACATTTTGTATCATAAAAAACATTTACCAGCAGGTATAGTTTTGTCGGCAACAGAAGAAGGTAATCATTATTATCAACAATATATACCAGACCTTTTCATTTATGGTGATTATGATAGAGAAGCAATTGAACGTGTTATGGAAAGACAGAGAAAGCTTGTTGGTGCAGGGAGACAAAATTGCGGAGCTTTTCTACTTTTAGATGATTGTATGTATGATTCAAAGTTTATGAAAGATACATGTATTCGCCAATGCTTTATGAATGGGAGACATTGGAAGATATTTTTCATGTTAACGATGCAATATTGTATGGATTTACCTCCTGCACTCAGGGCGAATATTGATTACGTATTTATTTTACGTGAAAATATTATCCAGAATAGAGAGAAATTATTTAAAAACTTCTTTGGTATTTTTCCGAATTTTGAGATGTTTAACAAAGTAATGGATTCGTGTACGGAAAACTATGAATGTTTAGTATTGGATAATACATCTAAGAGTAATAGAATAGAAGATTGTGTATTTTGGTATAAAGCAAAGATTAGAAAAAACTTCAAGGTAGGGGCTCCACAATATTGGCAAACACATAAGAAAATGTTTAATCCAAAACATGGTAATGTTAAAGCAGGTAATCCAAATTTAGTTAAAAAGAACACGCCATTTAAAGTTACAAAAAAGAAATGATTCGAATTCTTGCTAGAAGATTGGGTACAGCTTTACATATAATGCCAGAACCACCATTATTACCCCAGTATGTACCTTTTCGTGATGAAATGATTAAAGTTTCCACAATATTTCCCAAAGATGAATTAGTTACAGGTGAAGGTGGTGGGTATCGTATATTAGTTGATGTATGTCATGATAAACAAATAATTCATTTAGAAAATGATATGTCCGACCCAGAAAAGACGAGAGATTTACCTCGAATAGTACAGACTTTTGGGTATTTATATCCAACATATACTCTTCAGGATGATGCGCAATAATTTAAAATGAAAAACATATACATGTATAAATGGCAACAGACGTTAGAACATTGAACCTTTCTGATAATAACGATGGTATGGTAGATTTAAACGCACATAAAAGTACAAATTTTGTGCCGAATATTACGCAAGAAAAAAATGTGAGTGAAAATAAACAGACAATGGACTCTACTTCAATTTCCGATATAATGGGTCAAGCCGAAGAACCACTCGAACCACCAATGGGGAGCGTCGACCCAAGAATGACGCAAATGCAAATGCAAGCCCCAATGATGGCGGCACAACAACCAGTAGTTCAACAGGCTACAGATAAAAAAACTGAATCTAAAAATCCATTCAACCTTACTGACGACCAATTCGAAGCACTCATCGTTGCGGTGTGTGCTGCGATAGCAATTAGTAAGCCTGTACAGGAAAAACTTGCAAATTTCGTTCCATCGTTTTTGAACGATGTTGGAAACCGAAGTGCAATTGGTTTAGCCTCGACTGGTGCAGTCGCTGCTCTTGCATTTTACATTGCTAAAAGATATGCTTAAATGGTATTGTAATGTTTATACATCTTTTTACCAAATAAGAAATAAGAAATAAGAAAACCCAACAGTAATCCTACTGCGCGAAGTCCTACGACAGTTCCTGTACTTTTCGTGGTTTTACCATAATTTTTAAAATCTTTTTCGATACGTTTATTTATTTTCGACAACCCCGCGACGCTACCCAAACCGATTAAAGATGCCATCATTAAAAATGGAGCGTCTATCGCTAAACGACCGAATAAATTACCGCCGCGTGGTAATATACTCATCATTACTGGTATAATAACCATTATAAGGAACATATTTATCCATTTATCATTCATAAGTAGGGGTGCACTCGAAGTTGCAAGTAAAGTATTCAACAAAATATATGCTTTTATCAAATCACCGAAAGACTGCATTTATTAATAACATAGATTATTTATCCTGAATATGCTTACCACAAAATTCGGTTCTTTGTGGTATTTCCTGGTATATCCCAATTGAAACGCACATTGTTCTAAGTTTATCAAATTTATCCCAAAATTCTTTACTATGAGAATATTCATTGACAGTACAGTGTGCAAGTTCGTGCAATAATACATGAAATATCTCATTAGGTTCTCCGTCTATACATAATCCAATACTACCTCCTTTGTTTACGTTGTATCCTATAGCCCCATTCATTCGTTGATACGCAGTAATTGGAATTTCCTTGTATAACATTTTGAATTCTTCGTTGTTGGTATCTTTTAAGTGTTCCCTGAGTGCCCTGTATTTTTCACGAACCTCTGTTAATTTTTCTGGTTCTTTCACATTGATGAATATGACAATGTTTATGATAATGAGAAGTAACGCAAGTATCATCTTATCATAACCGTACATAAAAATTATAATTAAAGATACAAACAAAATATAATACATGACATATGAATTACTCCAAGAATGTCTCAAAGAACATTCTGTTTCTGATATAGCCAATAAACTAAATATAGTTAATGGTACTATAAATAGATGGATTTCATTATGCTCCGTTCCCTCTAATTATACGTTTGATTTACATAAGGTATTAGGTAGGGATATAGATTATACACATTTTACTTATAAGCAAAAGGATCAGTTTTTTACTCCATCTGATATGGCAGAAAAATGCTGGAAAAAATTTAATGAAATAGTTGAAATTGATATAAATGATTATACGTTTATAGAACCGTCTGCGGGAGATGGGAGTTTTATGAAAGTTTTACCAGATAATACTATAGGAATAGATATAGAACCTAGATACCCTGGTGTTATAAAACACGATTACCTGTCGTGGAATCCAGATGATTTAAATCGAAAATATATAGTTTTTGGGAATCCACCTTTTGGTTTGAGAGGGCATTTAGCACTTAATTTTATAAATCATTCATATGATTTTTCGGATTATGTATGTTTGATACTCCCTCAATTATTCGAGAGTGATGGTAAAGGGTCTCCTAGGAAAAGGGTATCAAAATACAATCTCATATTTAGTGAAAAATTATCTGGAATGTTTCATTCACCCGATGGAGAACACACAAAAGTTAACGGAGTATTTCAAATATGGTCTAAATATACGGAAAATCCCGAATATATGATACGGAAAATGGACGATACACATTTAAAAATATACTCAATGTCTGACGGTGGTACAGTTTCATCGACTCGAAATAAAAATATGATAGGGAAGTGTCATATTTATTTACCGTCAACGTGTTTTGGAAAAGAAAATATGAAAGTGTATACATCCTTTGATGATTTACCTGGGCGTAGAGGGTATGGTATTGTTTTTAATAAAGATGTAGATGATATGATTAAAAAGGCAAATGCTATTAATTGGGGTGAAGTTAGTTTTATGTCAACAAACTCAGCTTATAATCTAAGGACTTCGTCAATTCATCAATCTCTAATTGAACTGGTTCAGCTATAATTTTAGTGTATAAAAACTCCCCAATTTTAGAATTATCTTCGTTTTCGGATATTTTAATGGTTATACCAGCTGTTATACATTTTTCTAACGTTTTTTTAGAAAAATCGAGTTTATATTGATCGGTTGCTTTTTTCCTTAAATGAGGTTTTTTCCCTAAAATAGGGTGTTTATTATTTGATGAAAGATCAAAATCTTTTAAAACTGTTATGTATATATCATTTGGAGCAATATCAACAAATACCCAAAAATCACTCTCTCCCGTATTTCTAAGACTTTCATGTTGAAATGAACCGTGTTCTCCAAGTCTTGCTGTTTTTATTTCTATTTTCTTTCCACCAATGAGCATGTCATATACCTTCCCATTGTCATTTAAACTTGAAAGTTTTTTATTATCCCATATACATTCAATAGAGCTTTGTTTGCATATTGAATGTATCATATCTTCTCCTACTTCACCCGTTTCATCACACGTCAAATCTCGTACCCTTTCAAATCTGGTACCTTTCCAAATGTTTTTCTTTTTAGAAAATTCTGAGATTTTATTATTTAAATATTCAAATGTATTCATTGTTTAAATTAATTTTATTAGTTTAGAAATTTTACTTAGGTTAAAAACGAAAATCATTAATAAAGAAATGAAAGAGTTACTACTGAAAGTAACTACAATGTCTATAGCTTCATTTTTGGGATCGTATATGGGAACTCAAAAATGGTTTGATAAACACGAAAACAAATGATAAATTATTTCTTATACACAAACCTAAATTTACTATACAAATTCGAAACCGGGTTTCCTTTAAGATCTTCCCACAGTGTTAAAGTAAACCCCAAATCTTCCATACGTGTAAATAACATATCCTTATGCGCTATAGGTTCGACTTTGGGTCCACTCGCGTAATATGGTGTATCAGCTAAATGGACGTATAATTTTTCACCAAAGTTCCCCGAACTCGTGTGTTTCATTAGAAAATAGTTTCCTAAATTATCTTTTACAGGTGTGTTCATAATAATCTTATCCGAATTTGGTATAATTCCTATAAATTGACCCCCGGGTTTCATTCTATTCTTAATGGCTAATAAAGATGTCTCGAATAACGTGTTCGTTTCAAATATATAGTGTAACGCAAAGTTATAACATATGACGTCGTATTTTCTATGTGGACATGCGAATATGTCACCCTCGTAAAAATTAACACGTATTTTCATATTCTTAGCACGAGACTTAGCCTCCTTAAGTGAGTCTGGGTTTGGTTCGCACATGCTTATATTCGCTCCGGTATGTCGCCACTTTTGGAGATCTCCACCGAATCCACATCCTACATCCAAAATACTGTCGCCTTCGCGGGTAGCCGATTGGATGAGGAGACGCTTAGACTCGTTATGGTACTTGCGTATCTCCTCCATTTATTTATAGACGTTTTTCTTTTTTAAATGGAGTTACTAAGGTTAAAAAGAAGATTATAATTAATATAAATGAAACCTATTATTAAATGGGTAGGTGGTAAAACCCAAATTCTTGATAAGGTTTTGAAAACTTTTCCACGGGAAATAGAAAATTATCATGAACTATTCGTAGGTGGTGGGAGTGTTCTATTTGGGATACTTGAGAGTAAAGACATTACTGTAAAAGGTAAAGTGTACGCGTATGATAAAAATCAAAAATTAATAAACATGTATAGACAAATACAAACGAATCCTAAAGATGTACACGACCATTTAACTGAACTTTTTAAAACATATGATACTCGTACCGGTACAGAAGTAAACCGTAAACCACAAACTGAAGAAGACGGCTTGACATCAAAAGAAAGTTATTATTATTGGGTACGTAAAAAGTATAATGATTTGATACCTACGACACATATACATGCCGCAACATTAATTTTTCTAAATAAAACGTGTTTTAGAGGTGTATATAGAGAAGGTCCGAACGGGTTTAATGTACCATACGGACATTATAAAACTACACCCGTAATAACACCTTTAGAAGAGTTATTAAAAATACAAGATCTTATAAAAGACGTGGTTTTTAAATGGTGTGATTTTAGAGCCGCATTCGCACAAACTGTAAATGACTGTGATTTTATATATGCGGACCCACCATATGCACCCGAAAATGTCAAGAGTTTTGTAGGGTATACGAAAGATGGATTTACTATGGATGATCATAAAGATTTATTTGATTTATTAAAATATTCTGAAATTGATTTTGTAATGTCAAATGCAAAAGTCTATCTTGTAACTAGTAGTTTTGAAGATTATAAGATAGAAGATGTTCCTGCGAGACGTGCTATAAATAGTAAAGACCCGTCGTCTATAACAACGGAGGTGCTCGTACATGGATATGTTCGAAAATAGGTTTCCAATCAGCTTCGTATTTAGCCGGAAAGTAAACAATCTTTTTCTTAGCGTTGTTCGTGAGTGTTGTTTTACGCATAGCTGCGTTTTCACCTCCCACGAAGAAAAATCCGATACCTTCTTCGGACATAATTTCGTATGTATCCTCGTATCTTAAGGAGTTCCAAAAACACTCATTTAATATATACGAAAACCTAAAATCCGCATTTGGATATCTTTTTGAATACTGTTTAAGTTTATGTGATCCTAAACCAATTTTTTCATCAGTTGTTCCTGAACCAAGCTGATGTTTCTTTTCAATAATATGTATGTAATTATCACATAAACGTCGAAACATTCCATCAGGTTTTAGTTTTTTAACGTATTCCTTTTCACCTTTAAACTGTTCGAGATATGAAATAGAATTATTCTGATCGATATATACATAATCGAATCCATTTATTGAAATAATCTCTCCATCTTCAAAATCAGATGTTTCTCGTTCAAATACCTTCCCCCACTTGTTTGTTTTTTCACCACCTTTACCGTTTTGAATCATTTTATTAATTTTTATTATCGAATTTATCGACTTGGGTGTAAAAAAATATCAGTATATATAAAATGGAAGATAAGAAGTGCGATAATACCCAACCTGTTGCAAACTGGAAATGTATATGGTTCACATTAGCGTTAGCCGGTGGATACTGGTATCTTCCACATAGAAATAAATGGGTTTTATTATCGTTATTATATTTACCTTACGTAGTTTTAGCGTATTATGACCATTGGTATGATTGTAAAAGAAATCTTGGGCCAACGTACCTTGCTATGTTTTACCACTGGATAAAACCTCAAGATTCGGAACAGATTGTCAAATATAAGAATTGGTGCCCCGAAATCAAAAATAAGGTTCTTTTTATAGATGCAATTATATTGCTTGGTGGTTTAGTTATGTTACCACATTTTCTTAAATTATAACCGAGAAATGATCTTTCTCGGTGCTGGTCGTCATATCAATACAAAACCTATATCTTTTGGTTTTATTTCTTCGTTAATTTTCCAATTCCAAAGATAATAGTGATTATGTCCCGTACCTTCCATGAATTTATTTTCACGAAGTTCTTCTTCATCTATACCCGCGTTTATACAATTATATACATCGAACCCAATATTACGCGCCACAATTATAGCGTCTTTTAAACAGTTTCCTACATTATAGAATGTATATGCCTGTTTTATAGTTTCACCACTTTGCTTATGTACGTAATCTAAACTGTAAAAAGTAAAAAATTGATCTTTTTTGACATTCAAGTATGTATATATTGTATTTTTACGCGGAAGAATCCAATGCCTGACGTACGATTCATTGATATAGAGTGAAAGTTTAAACTTTTTTAAATGTTCTTGTAACATTTTCGTTACTCTAGGTATATCATATTCGGCCATTTCTCTAAAATAGGATGTTGTACCTAAAATCTTATAGTCCTGTTCTTTTGCGTCGGAAAACCGAAGTCTATTAAGTTTATTAACGTTTATAAGTCTATGCCAATAATTGACCTTAGCAACTGGTGTAGGTAATTTCTTTACTACTGTATATACAGCTTGCCATCTATTTTGTAAATTCATACGTCTTTTAAGTTCGCCTATAAGCATGGGCGTGAACTTTGTATCTCTAAGATTTTCAGAGACACATAAAAAGTTTATTTGTAACATTTGAATTATTTTTTTATTAACACAGACGTCTAAAGGTACACCTGATATAAAAGCAATAAGTCTATTATTTTCCTTTTCGCGAATAGCAAGATTCCATTCATCTCGATACCCCGGTGGATGTAACGTCCATTCAATAAGTTCCTTAGAATAATGAAATTCGAAAGAATCATCTCTAATATAGTTTTCTTTTAAAAAAATACAAAGTTCGTCGATAGTACACGAACTCCATTCGTATCCCTCTGGTAAAGGGTTTTTTTCGTACCTAAGTTCTCTCGATGAATCTATTTCACCGTCTTCTTCAAAAATAACTTTATCTTGTGGTACAGGTTGTTTATACCAAAATTCACTCATTTATTATATTCAACTAGCTTAAAGTTTTTAAGCTTATTTTTACATATAAAATGGCAACTCTCGAACAAGATTATACGACCGTACCAGGTCAACTCTATGCATGTCTCTCTGTAGTGGGACCGGAAGCTCCTCAAAAGAATGATAAATTTGGTATCAAGATTAGAGGGGCGTTTAATTCGCGCGATGAAGCGGCCGCGCATGCAAAACGTCTTCAAAAGGAGGATGCTACATTTGATATTTATGTTGTTGATATGTATAAATGGTTGTTAATTCCACCGGATCCATCTAAAATTGAAGACTCGCATTATGCGAATGAAAAACTTGAGGAACTTATGAAGGGGTACAGAGAAAATCAAGCTCAAGCTGCTGCTATGTTTGCTGAACGTAAACGTGATATGGTTGAAAGTGCGGCTACATTTATTAAACCGGGGGATGAAAACTCGAAGTATTATACGAAACCGGATGAACCACCGATTAGTCACCCCGGGGAAGTTTTGGAACGACTCCAAAAGGAAAAGCCAGATGCAGAAATGGAAGACCTTGTCAAAGAGGCGGACGCTATTGTTGCAGAGGAAATCAAAGAAATGCAAAAGAAGCGTGAAGAGGAAGCGAATGCTGCTATTGAAAAAGAAGCGAAAGAAAGAGGTTTTAATTCTGTTGAAGAGATGCATAAATTCGATAAGGAAAAAGAAATTAAGGATGCGAAAGATGCTCTTGAAAAACAAGCGAAAGAAAGAGGTTTTGATTCTGTTGAAGAGATGCATAAATTCGATGAGGAAAAAGAAGTTAATTCTGAGGAATCCACGGAAGCTCAGGATACGAAAGGCGAAGGTGAAGTTGAGGAAGGTGAAGAGGTGGAATCAAAAGACGCGTAAATTAATTTTGTTATATAAATGTAAGTATGTTGAGTATTATATTGAACATAATCACCATTCTTATTGTTTTAGTTATGTCTGGTTTATTTTTACGATTGTATAATATTCGCAAAAGTAAATCGGATACCGAAAATGTAAATGCTTCTGATGTAGCACAAGATATATTAAAGGACCCACTTATTGTGAGTAGAGCGTATTTTACAGAACCTACATATGGTCCTATAGGTGATTTTAAAGGGCAACAAACATCATCAGAGCATTTATGGATACGTGGTAAACCTATCCAGGTCTAAGAATGACCGGTTGCATGGTTTTTCCCATAAAAAACCCTAGAATAAATGATACAAAAATTATTACGTATGCCGTTTTATCAAGATTTGAAAAGATATCATCTTTTTGATGATGTGGTGGCGGTTCGTAATATTGTTGTGGAGGCGGAAAATAATACTGTTCATTGTTTTCCGGTTCTGGTTCTTTTTGTTCTTCTTCCATTTCTTTATTTATGAAATCGTTTGGATTATATTCAATTGGAGTTCCAACTTCGGCTTCCATTTATAAGATGTAAACCTATTTTTTTAAGCTTATTATTCCTCATCTTCGTTATCAGAAACGACAAACCCTTTTAAATTTCCATTTTCATCCATGTCTTCATCATCATCTTCGAAATCATCTTCATCATCTGTCTGGAGTAAATCTATATCATCATCGCTACCTGGATCAGATTCTGTTTCGTAATCATCGTCTGAGTAATCATCTTCGGGTAAATCTTCTAACGGATCTAAACGGTCTGGGACTTTTGAAATTCTACCAGAACGTGTACGCGTTGCAACAATTGCTTTTGTCATAGTATAAATGGTCTTAGTTTTATTCTTTTAAATACATTACTTTGCATTAAGTGTTTCATTTATTAAAACAAGGCCGAATTCGGATTCTATTTTATTAGCTAATTCATCTATTTCTTCTATAACGTTTGTATCTGTAGAAACTGTATATAATGCAATTTCACGTAAATTTTCAAGTGCACGATTTAACAATTTTTCTGAAATAACAATTTCAGATTTGTATTCTATAGCCATATTCATATTGGCTAAAAATTCCTTGTATAAAATTTTATTTAAACCTGAATAAGGCAGTGTCTGACGTATAAGTTCTGATATATGTTTAGTTCCTGTATCTTTTTTCATTAAAGAAGATGTCAAATAGACAACAATTATAATTAAGACTACAGCTAACATTTTATAAAGTACTCACAATTTTATCTGTGAGATTATGTGCACGACATTTACATTTACATACCTGCTGTATCTGCTTTTTTAATATGTTGAAATGGATAGTTTCTTTACATGTACTGCATACTTCTTTAGTCGTTACTGTATATTTTTTAACACCGTTTCGTTTGAGTGTTTCTATTGAGAATGTTTCATTTTTTATAATGTATTTTTTTATAAACTTCTCAAGTAAATTCTGTTCTGGTTCTATAGTAGTTGTAATCTTTTTGGGTACATATTTTTCAACTTTACCATCTTCATAAATGATATCCGTTATTTTTTTAGTAAGCTGATGACGCCTACCTGAAAAATCTTTGCAAAATCCATACTGTCTTAATACGTTAGTCGTTGAAAAACACTTTTGGGATATAGTATCTCCTACTATATGAAACCAAACGTGGTTAGAATTATGATTACATTTTTTATTTTCGCAATATTTTGAGTTTGTTGAGACGAGAAATTGATTTTTATAATTAAACATTTTAGTTATTGACGCTGAACTCTGTCCTTCTATATTTTTACGAACAAATGCTTCAACAAGTAAGAGAGCTTCTTGGTTCTTGAATTCATTTTTTGTTTGTATATTTGTAAAATTACCTTCTTCGCGTATATTTTTTGAAATTCCTTCAATTATATTAGGATTTGTACTTTCTGTACGTAAAGTTGCCATGTGTAACATGTCTACAGAAGGTTTCTGCTCTGTCTTTTCTAACATAGAAAGAGGACCATGTTTGTATATGAACACTGGTAGATATTCTCCTTGTGTTTCTTTACCTGTGTTATTGCATAACTCACATCCCTGACCGGCGCATGCTTCGTGTTTTCCCTTTTTATGTGACCAAGGCATACGAAATCCGCTACCTTTTGTGTTACGTGAAGAATTACCATAAACTGATATATCTACAATGTCTTTCCAATCGCGTGACCCATACGCCAAATTTAATGTTTTTATAACATGTTCTCTGAGAGCTAATGCAGATGTTCTATTTACAACAAAACCCGGCCAGTTAATATGAATACCCGTTTTTATAAGGTTATCAATAGGTTTAGGCTCGGCGACGGATATTAATGCATCTTTACCACCAAATTTCGATACTTTATCACATATGACTTTACATATACTTTTAATCTGTTCAAATGATAATTCATCATCATCTTTATAATCTAAATCCATGAAAAAGTTATAATTTTCTGTTTTCTGTTCTACAACGAAAATCTTTTCACCTAGAGTATAGGCTTCTACACATTTTTCATAAAAATCATTCAATCTATCAAAAGGCACGGAAAGAACGCCACCGTCCATGAGCACATGTGATAGATCGGAGTTATTTGCAAAACCTTGGTCTTTACACCAACGTTTAAACATACTTACCAAATATTAGTTTTATTTTTTTATATATATTCATTCGTCTTCATATTCATGATGCCAAATAGAACGTCTATATGAAATTTCTGGGTAATTTTCTTCTTCTGATAAATTCTTTTTTAAAACAAGGAGTTCATACACTTTATCTTCCTTATGTAATTCTACGTACCTGTCTGCGCGTTCTGGAGTATATGCGTGTCTTTCAATGAGAAGTTCGCGTATTTGAGATAAAATATAGTTCTTCGACTTCATTATTTAATAGAGAAGGTTTTTCTATCGAGAGAAGTTACACACGCATAAAATTCTGGATTATTGAGTACATTTTTAACTATACGGTCCCATTGCTTTTTTGTACTAAATTCGGCGAGAGTTTCAAAATTCATAAAATCATTCTCGTCGTGTGTACGTTTAATTGGTTGTTTTTGAATCTTACGGAGATTCATTTTCTGTTTTTCATCATTAAACTTTTTTATAAGATCTGCCTGTTGTTGGATACTATAATCAACGAAGAACACAAAAACATTGTATTCTAAATCAACACCTGGGCTTTCTTTTACTGTAAACTTGTAATTTGTATATTCACCTTTTTTTAGAGAAATAACTCCCCTTGTTTCCTCTTCTAATTCTCTCAAAGCACATCTTAATGGATTTGGTATTTCTCGTCTTCTACACCCTCCGGTAACGAAAATCCAATCCTTGAATCTTCTATCCCGGACAGTTAGAAACCGTGGTTTATCACCTATAAAGGTGACGGGAATTGCGATCGCCTTATATTTTATCATTGCTAATAAGCAAGTTATAATTGAATAAGATGATTATTCTGAAGAATCTTCTTCGATTTCTTCAACTTGGGTGTCTAAAACTTCCTCATTTTTCGTTTCATTTTCAGGCACTGGTTTTGGTTGAGGTGGTCTGGAAATATGAGCCATGAGATTTCCATAAAATCCCTTGACGGTATTCATTTCTGTTTTAGTTTTGTTAAGTTCTCTGTACATGTATACTGTGGCTACAATACACATGAGCACGGCAACTATAGTCGCTGTATCGCGATCGAATGTAAACATTTTATATATAAAAATACGAGTTAAATTTTTAAGTTCCTATAATCGCACCCATGTGTGTTTTCTTTTCTTTCGAACATGGGTACCCCATTTTTGCAAATTGAATTTCTTGGTAATGACCTTCTTTACACTCTGCGTTTTGCGGAGGTTTTTCAGGTTTTTTACCGACTAAGTGATCCAAACCACCGGATGATGGATCGTATGTTAAAACAAAGACGAATCCTAAAAGAAATATTAATTGCCAAATCATTTTATAATAAGCGGCTAAAATTAAATTAGTTGGAATACATCAAACCACCCATACCGTTTTCAATACGGAGGATGTTGTAGTTAACAGCATAGACGTCTTTCGCAAAGACACCATTATCGGAAACGATTCTGGCAGAATCGAGTCTACTGAAGTTGAGCGAACCTGTTGGCTGAAGCTTCGACGTGTCGAGACAGAATGGAACCAATGTTACGTTATCGGCAGTACAGTTACCTGCTGATGTATGGTAATAGATTGGAGCAGACGTAAAGTGTGGGATAATTGTTTTGTAATCACCAACATCCGTACCATTTATTTGAAGCTTAAGCTTTGTAGTCGCGGTTCTACCTTCTTCACAAACCAAGCACTTGATTGGGTGATTGAAGTTCAATTCTTGGATTTTAGAAGCAGATGCAATAGCTTTTTGCGTTTGTGTAACAAGCATGTTTTGTGGTTGATTGGATAAGACCGTGCGTTCATCCGTATCGAGGTGGATGAATTGAGCGTACACTTCAAGGTCACCCTTCAAATTTGCATGATCGGCCCATGTAATTCTCAATTCCACATCGTGGTATTGAAGAGCGATCAATGGGATAGCGGATTGAGCGTTTTCACAAAACGAAAATCTAAGTGGGTAGAATGTTTCACCGTTGTATGTACTTCTCGAATACGTTTGGTTCAAAATGGTTGGCGCAAGAAGAGTGGAGAATGCATATTCTTGTTCGTCGATGACTTGACCACCGATCAAGAGTTCAACTTTGGATACTTGTTCAGACCAGTCAGTGGCGTCACCAGCTCTATTGGAAATGTATACGTATCCGATCATGTCACCTTTACGTTCAAATCTGACAGTCGACATACCAGCTCTGGCTGGGTTGCCCTGGATAACCTGTCTTTCAACAGTTTGGGCGAAATTTGTGTGACGTTTATAGTTGGACCTGAAAAAAGAAACTTCAGGTTGGCCGACGAGATGGGCATCTTGTGCACCGACGGCAACGAGTTGGGCAATACCTCCAGACATATTTTATTATATTATACACAGGTTTTATTTTTTAACCTAGGCAAATGCTAATGCATTCATATAAATATTTCCAGATACATTTGATAATGTCATGAGTGCATGTTTGTCTTGGGAGACAGAAACATCAGTGGTCATGGCATAAAAATTTACATTTGTCAATTCTTTTGAAATTTTTATATTACCACCACTCGCGAGAATTGGAACTACAATTTGAGACCCTGATATGAGATTCGAAAATACAAGATTCGAAACGTCAGTTGTAGACGTAACTAAAGGTGCTGTACCATATGATTTTTCTCTGGCATCTATTGTTATTGTTCCGGAAGAAATAGCTGCGGATATATCCGTATTTGTTAATTTTATGTTCTGGGAAGTCGTGTTTCCTGTAACAATTACATTTCCTGCCTCGACATTTCCTGAAGTGACAAGACCCCCAATTGTGATTACATTTGAAGTTACGTTTGCGCCTGCAGATGCACTTACAACATCATCAAAATTAAATGGTGATGCAGAGACATGTAAACTCCCGATGGTAATATTATCGGCTGACACATTTCCCGATACTGAGAGTACATTCGAACCAAATGTATTTACTGTAAGGTTTGTAGATGCAGTTGGACCAATTGATACATTTGCACCTTCTTCACGTATATTATTAAATGAAGAACCACCTTGTCCTCCAGAATCGTAAATCTCACCGGTCGTTGTATTTATCGATAAAACGTTATGCGAAGACGATGCGTAACTTGGGTCGAGTTTTATAGCGTTATCGACCTTGAAAGATGCTACTGCACCTGCCGACGATTTAATTAAAACATCACCCGCGTAATCGATTTGTTTCGTAGCGGCGATGTCGATATCACCCGCAGACGTTAAACCTGTGGTCGTGTTATTAAACGCGACTGTTTGTGTTGTCGTTGCACCCCCATCTGTAATAGCCTGTAAAGTCGAAGAAACGTCGTCCCATGCTATACCCGCGGCGTCACTTCTAAGGAATTTTTTACCTGCTGCTGTATGAGGAGAAAGTGTAGATAACGCCGTTCCAGACGCTGGACCTAATAACAGTTCGTTTTCTGCTACCGAAGTTAAACCCGTACCACCCTTGGTGAGTAAGACTTGTGAGCTCAAATTAGAGGGGTCGAGTACAGTAAGACCTGTGGTTACACCCGTACCTCCATGTACAATATGAACTGAACCGGAATTCATAGACGTCGAAGCTAAATTTAAACCTGTTATAAATGAACCATCACCATGAAAAGCATCTGCGGTTACTTTACCTGTTGTCGTAACGTTACCCGCGACAACGTTACCCCAAACGTTTGCGGTAATGTATCCATCAGATGTTGCGTTTGTAGGAACTATATGTGAACCGTCTGGGTCACTTAGTGTGTATGCAATTGTATACTCTTTTTCATCACCTCTATAACCAGCCGCAACATTTGCAGTTGGACGTGTCATGATTATACCCATATCTATCGTGTCAATGGCATTTGCGTTACCTAATTCTATAATAGGATCGGTAATCGTATGTACATCAGTATCTTGATATATCGTACCACCTTGTACTGTTAAATTACCTGTAACGACAAGGTTTGAAGCCACAGATGTAACATTAGTTGTAGTATTGAAAGACACTTTACTATCTATGAGCTCATTATTCGCATCTGTATATGGTATTTTACCGGAAGTTAGACTTGTACTTATAATATTAGAAGCTGTAACGTTACCCGTAACAACTACGTTACCCGAAGCTGTTAAAGATGTTACCCCATTCGTAAATGAAACTTCATTGGTTGTTGATGCACCTCCATCTGTAATAGTCTGTAAAGACGAAGAAACTTCATCCCACGCTATACCCGCGGCTGAACTTTTAAGGAATTTTTCGGTTGGACCACTTGGTGAGCTTGTAAATGAAAGACGCGACAATGTCCATTTGGTTTCTGTCATTCCAGAATAGTTTATATGCGTAACAACAATAGCAAGGTATGAATAGGCTGTTGTATTGGTAAAAGACTCTGTAGTACCATTTGTGTCATCTACAAGTGTTGTAGACGCGTGTAATTGTGTCCACATTGAATTGTCGTTACTTCCCATAATACGCCATTGTTGTGGACGGTTTGCTATATTGACATTATTGGTTGGTTTTGCTTTTAAAAATACCGATGTTGGTGTGATAGCACTCGAGAGTTGGATTTTTATCCATTCGCCGAGTACACTACCCAAAGAATTACTTCCCTGGTAATTCCAAGGAGACTGCCAATTATAATTATTTGTGGATACATAGAAGTCAGTATCACCTCCATCAAACGCCTTATATGCATCGGATGAACTATCACTCGAAGATGCGGTATTTCCACCCGATGAGTTAGCGGACATAGCTGCTGGAACCGTACTGCCAGCTGTTTGTACGTAAGCCGCAAGTTTAGTCAAAGCAGTTCCAGACGCTGGTCCTAATAACAGATCGTTTTCTGAAATTGAAGTTAAACCCGTACCACCTTTAGCGAGTAAGACTTGTGAGCTCAAATTAGCGGGGTCGAGTACCGATATACCTGTAGTTACACCTGTACCACCACGTGCAATAGCAAGTGTTCCGGTACTGACATTATTAGCATTAAGTGCCTCGAGTCCCGAACCATCACCGGATATAGTATCGTCCCACGATACACCCGCGGCTGAACTTTTAAGGAATTTTTCAGTTGGTCCCGAACCAGTATAATTGAATAAAAGATGTGACAAGTTCCATTTGCCATTGTTTGTATTTATATGAGTAACAATAAAAGCAAAGTATGTATAGGCTGTTGTATTGGTAAAAGACTCTGTAGTACCGGATGAGTCATCTACAACTGTTGTAGACGAGTGTAGTTGTGTCCAAGTTGCATCGTCGTTACTCGCCAAAATGCGCCATTGTTGTGGACGCCCAGCAGAATCCGTACCATCTGGTTGTGATTTTACAAATACCGATGTTGGCGTGATAGCACTCGCAAGTTGGATTTTTACCCATTCTCCATTTACACCACCTAAAGTAGTACCTCCCCAGTATGCATAAGTCCCAAAATGCTGATAATCAAATTCTCTACATATAAAGCTGGTACTATCACTTCCATCAAATGCTTTCCACGCATTGGCTTGTATTGCAGATGGACCACTCGAAGATGCGGTATTTCCACCCGACGAGTTAGAGGACATAGCTGCTGGACCTGAAAAAGATGATGGTCCCGTGTAAGCCGCAAGTTTTTCTAATACAGTTCCCGACGATGGACCCACTAATAGATCGCCTTGTGTAATTGAAGTTAAACTTATATTTGACGCAACGACGTTGGTTGTTTTTACATAATTGGATACATTTACATTACCCGTGACATTTAAGACATCTACCGCGGTATCTTCCGCATATAAATTAGACCCAACATCTAACGTGTGTATAGGATTGGCATTTGAAATACCAACAGTATTTGCCGTAATTAGAGATGGGCCACTTGCATAATTAAACTCGACTGTTTTTGATGAAGCTGTATTACCAAGCAAAATAACCTCGTTGAGAGTAGTTGCAATATTTGAAAGTGCACCACCATCTCCATAAAATTGTCCAGCTGTTATTTTACCACTTGTTATAACATTACCATGACGTGTAATAGATAAATTTTCACCGACATCTAAAGCGTGTATAGGACTTGTATTTGCAATACCAACATTTGAACCATATCTTGTTGTAAACGCAGTTACTGTATGTGCAAAATGGGGTGATGTATTTGTAACTACATTCCCCTGTTTAGATGCTTCATCTAACGAAATACCACCTAAGAGTGATGTCAATACATTTGTATCTACAACTTCTTTTGTAGTTGCATCATATCCTATAAAAGTTGCACCTCCTACAGAAGCCTGACGCAAAGGTGTCATATATACAGCACCTGGTGTTGATGCAGATATGGCCTCATTAGATGCATTAAAAACTATTGAGTTTTCAGCCTGATTATCGTTAGCGTGTTTACCAAACCGGATTTTGGTAGACCGCTCTATCGTAGGTATGTTTTTAACCATATTTAATATAAGTACGTATTTTAATTTGCATAAATGAGACCAGCCATTCCATTTTCTATTCTGAGTATATTATAGTTAACGGCGTATATAGGATCAGTGATAACCATTTTTTGACTGATTACCTTTGCGGAATCTAAACGACTAAAATTGAGCGTTCCTGTCGGTTGGAGTGAGCTCGTCGATAAACAAAAACAATATAAGAAAAAATCAGGTGATGTAACAAAGTTTGTATGGTAATAGTTCATAACATCTATAAAGTGCGGCTTTGCCCATTTGAAATTACCTATATCTAAACCATTTATTTCGATTTTGATTTTATTTGATGTCGATGTTAATGCCCCTTCTGTTGTTGTATCCGAAGATGCGAGATATTTTATGGGGTGGTTAAATGTAAGTTCTTGTACGAGTTCATGCGAAGGAACACTTTTTTGAACTTGTGTGATTATTAAGTTATGGTTACGAGACACAAGATTACCGCGTTCTTCATTATCGAGATAATAATAGTTTGAATAACACTCAAAATTATAGTTTCCTGCATCTGGTCCCCAATGTATACGTAATTCGACGTTATGGTATTGTAACGCAACTATAGGTAAAGCACATTGTGCTCCTTCACAAAAGAAGAATCTGAAAGGGTAAAAGTATGAGCGTGCGCTTATACCTGGGTGTGTACCATTAGCACTCTTGGATACATTCGTTGCAAATGTATCTATAGCTATCTTTTCAGTGAATATTGCATCTTGTGTGTCTATTACTTGACCACCTATGAGAAGTTCGACTTTATCGATAAGTGTATCCCATCTCTGAATATCGTATGATTTTGTATTATCATCTATTGTAAGGTACGTATACCCTAATAAGTCACCCGATCTATCAAATTTGATGGATGACATGGAATTGCCTTTCACAGATCCTTGTATTGTCTGTTTTTCTACGGACTGTGAAAAGTTAGAATGCCGTTTAAACGTTGACGTAAAAAACGAAATCTCTGGTTCGCCCATAATGTGTTCGTCTTGAGCACCAATTGCAATAAGTTGAACAATACCAGATGACATTTATAATAAGAAAAGGTTTAAAATATAAGTGTTGTAACGCCCTGAAATAATTAATGGGCTAAATTTCTTTTTTTGCAAACGAATTTAAAAACAAAAATAGCATCATTAAGTGCGGCTGCAGTACCATTTTGTTTATCTAAATTAAAAGATATTCTATCGAGTTTTCGGATTGGGTTATAATATTGTTGGATAATTGGATATTCGTTTCTGAAGAATACAGCTTTTTGGGTACCTACTTTGTCTCCAGTACTTGCTCCATCTGGAGCGTGCATTACATGTTCACAAATAATAGTACCAAAAACACCATTAAGGTGGTTATCGGCATCATCAAGGTCATTTTTCCCACGTTGTGTAAAATGACTTTTAAGTTCTTCTATACCAATGTGTATACATCTTTGAGCATCACCATTCGTATTAAGACTTGCGGCGATTAATTGTGCTTGAACAATATTTTCGAGTGGTGTTGGTAAATGAAGTGTAAAATCAGTCTTGCTTGATGAGTCTAGGTTATCGAGTATAACTGTGTGATGTTCGTAATCGAAATCGGGTAAAGTTGATTGACTAGTCACTAAAGCCATTTATATATACTGGAGATTTTACTTCATCTTGTATCCCGCTTGTTCTCTTACAAGTTTTTGACCATCGCATACACCACCTTTACTGTCGGAATAATAGGCAGTCTTCAAACATTCTTCAGTGGATGGGATGTCGAAGAGTGAACCCGTATTAGTGGTTTCAATTTCGATATCTTTGCCCTGGTACCCACTGGTACGCAACATGGCGAGGACACATAATATGCCGACGACGACGACGATGGCACGGATAGTATTTTTGTTGGTGTTGTTAAGTTTCATTTATATTGAAACAATATTTTTTATAAAGTGCGTTAAAGAGAATAGAATAGTTTCAACATAAAGAGTAATGGACGGTGAAATTATTATTGATCGTAGAAATACTAATGTTATGAAACTTGATGACAGTGAACAAGCACTGATGAACGAAATTGAGATTGATGTTCCTCGACCTCAGCCTGTAAAAAAACAAATTTCAAGAATGAAGACACAATTTACACCACCTGCACCACAAGTGTTCCAGGAAGACATTGACTCTTTTGCAAATCCAAATAAACAGGCGCACCCAACTGCACCTCCTCCAGAAGCACCTGTTGATTACGGTGAATACGATGAACCAGAACCAGAAATGGATTATGGAGGCGGTGGTTACGGTATGGAAGAGGAGGAAGAAAAACCATCACCTGGTTTTAAAACAATCGATGAAGAAAAAGCGGATCTTGTTAATAAACTTGGACGTTTAGAAAAAAAGGGGTTTACTGTAAATAAACGTTTAAATGCTTATTCTCCAATAGATGAACTTAGAAGCGAAGTAAAACGAATTACATATAGTATAGATGTAGACAAATCGATAAAGTTTTCTAGACGTATGCTTATTGCGTGTACTACAGGTCTTGAATTTATGAATAAGAAGTATAACCCATTTGAAATTCAACTCGATGGATGGTCTGAGAATGTTATGGAAAATGTAGACGATTACGATGAAGTTTTTGAGGAGTTATATGTGAAATACCGATCGAAAATGCATGTTGCACCAGAAATTAAGCTTATTATGATGCTTGGTGGGTCTGCAATGATGTTCCATTTGACGAATAGTATGTTTAAATCCGTTATGCCAAACATGAATGATGTGATTAAACAAAACCCAGGACTCGTTCAGAATATGGTATCTGCGGTTCAAAACACAGTTCCAAAGTCACAGCAGACAGACGAAAAAACAGATTCGAATGGAAGGCGAGAAATGCAAGGTCCGGGTTTAGATATTTCCAGTCTTATGGGTAATATTATGATGCCACCAACGCCGCCAATGAATACAACAAGTATTGAGCCTCAGGAAACAATACCTGTAGATGATGGTGACGACGATGATATTTCCGATATTGCCGAGGCACCAAATACAGGCGATACTGAAGAAGGTGGTGATGGTGAAGTGCGGGAAGTTAAAGTTTCCCAGACCAAAGCTAAACGAGGGAAAAAGAAAAAATCGGTTGAAATTAATTTGTAAAATATAGTATAAATGATAGGGTATTGTCCTTTAGACGAAGATCCTATTGAAAGACCGAGACCTTCACGAGAAGTATCAGTCCCAATCCAGGAGAAGCGTAAACCTTCTACTAGGGGAGAGGATACCGAGTGTAATTATGTTGTTTTGTTCTTTATTGCGGGTGTTATTACCTTAGCAATCATGGATACATTCCCACGAAAGTAAAGTAAACTTTCTACCATTCTGACATTTTTCCAGAATGGTAAATTAGTTATTTTCGAGTGCGGTAACTCGCGCTAATAGATCGGCGACTTGTGTTTCTAACGTCACGACCTTCGTCTTTTCAGCTTGTAATTGTCTATCAATTTCTTGTAAAGCCGCACAAGATATTGTCCATATAGAGTCTTTATTTAAATTATGGAAATCTGATACAACTTCTCCGTATACAAATGCATTAGATACATTACTAAATACATTTGTAGTTTCGATTTCTTTACCCGACGTTATAGTTATCACGTCACCTTCCTGTTTAACTACACTAAATGAATCCTTTACATCCGTATCTGTTGTAATACTAATAGTGCACGTGTTTGATAAGGATAAACCAGGAACACTCGTATCTAGACGAATATCGAATATGTTACTCGATTCGGAAACGTGAACATTTGACGGCATGTAGTATACATTGCTATCTGGAGGAAAGAACGTATCGTTCCGTGTAACTGATGCGTGTGTTAATATATTTGGAATCTCATCAATTGATGTAGAAACTGCATATGGTATAACATTAGCAACTTCTTGTGCAATGAAACCATATACTGTATTATCATTTCTTGCTAATTTATCTTTATATTTATACGTTTTTGGTTTGAGAAGTCTTAATTTTTCAAGTGCAGATGCATCTACAACATCTACAATATCCTTTTTTATACGTTCATCAGAAACTGCATTAAATTCTGAAGATCTCACTCTCCCATTACACCATATAGAGTAACTTACAGCGCTGCTTCCCGATGCTGTGTATGGACCGTGGCCGTCACTTCCCGCGTTTAAATACCTATATGTTATATTTTGGCTCCCAGCGGATTGCGTAACTTCTATAATTCCCCTATCGCCAAGTCCACCACTACATAAAGTACCATTCCCTATAAAAAGTCTATCCCATATTCTTACCATGCGACGGGTCGGGTCGGGGCGCGCCCAGTAACTAAATGATTGTTCACATCCTGCACCTACAATATCAAGAGCTGCTGCTTCACTACTAGTATTATTCGAAAATAACCCGTATCCAATTGAACCTGAGTTTAACTCCGTTCGGTAATCACCTGTATCATAATCTAAACTCTGACCAAATTGTATTTTTCTCCTTCCTATTACATACATATCAAGATCGGGATTCCAAAATACACCCAATCCAGTTGAGTGATTTCTTATATATAATGCGTTAGCACTATCAGAACTTTGGGTCGAACCCGGGTCACCACCGGAGAGGGCGCCGTTGCTCATAAATCCAATATTGTAGTTTTGAGCACTACTACCACCCGTTCTTTTTAAAGAAACATAAGCATCTGCGTGCGAAGATTCCGCCCCAAGTATAGCTGGTGCGTAATAACCATTAACAATGTCATATGAACCAACTACATTTACACCGTTGGTTGTACTATCACTACTACCCCCACGTGCATTTACGGTTAATGGTGCAAGACCAGTTGGGTTTTGTTTATCATAACCTATACCGTGTGGTACATTTAATAGACCGCTTAGACTTAATGAAGGTATAGTTGTACTTGAAGCTAATGGTAGATTAAATATATGAATAGTACCACTTGAATTTTCATAAGGTGATCCTATTAACAGTTTAGTACCTTCTCTATTTATATCTACACACGCACCGAAATAAATATTCGCTTGATACGTGGTTGGTACTATTGCATTTGCGTTCACTTGTGGGTGGGCGGGAACTGATGCGTGGTAGCTAGTATCATCCATGACATATACGAGACCACAATTTGGATAAGATCCACCGGTTACGCCATCTGAGCTCGAAGGATCTTCTGGAAGAGTGGAGCACCCCCATATTCGACCACTATAATTTACAAAAATCATGTCCGTCCCCATTTTTATATTATTAGTGCGCCCAATCAACCATTTCGAGTTACCAATACCATTGAGACCATTATCACCAGCAGAGGTCCAAAGTCCTTTTACTGCTTTACCGCAATTGGTCCTCGTCCCCCAAGATGGATCATAAAAATCCCAACTATCACCAGCCAGGATTACATTACCGTTACCACTAATACGGACAATTCTTCCAAATTCATCATCGTTATTGAGGTACCAGTCGCCATCGTCACCGGATGGTTCTCTAAGAAACCATTTTCTATAAAAAGTAATCGCATTTGTTGAAGTATTTCTATCAAATCCATACAAACAACCACACGTTTTGTTGGAAGCGCCACCTGCCGAAGGTTTGGCTTTAGGTGCCCCTACTAAAATCTTATCGCCATCTCCGCTAATATCTACACTATACCCAAAATGATAATTGGCATCATTTTCATTACTATTCATATAAGCAGTTATTGACGTAGGAGTGGTATACCATGAACAACCTTCTATTTTATGATACACATATACAACCCCGGTGTGGCTTCCTCCACTCGTTCTTTTATCATTATAGGCACCAACAACAAGACAATCACCCTTTTCATCTAAAGCAACAGTATGTCCAAACCAATTATTTTGAACAAGACCGGGGTTATCAAATATTAATTTCTCCTCCCATATACCTTTAAGACGAACGACTATAGAAACATACGATCCACCATTATTATTGATGTACGACGCGGCAATTGTTTTACCGTCACCAGATATATTAAGTTTATTACCCCATGTATTCGCAGATGTACGAGACGTTCTTACTTTTTGGTGTAATTTCCATTCAGCTCCTTTCTTCTCGTATATGTATATCTCACCAGAATCACCTCCAGTTACAGCTACGTCTCCATCATATGATAATGCACACGATACACCCAAAGCGGCTCTTATAGGTCCCGATGTTGGTGTTGAAGATTGTAAACTAATTGTACTCGTAAATTCTTCTTCATATTGCGTAGTAAGAATACTAAGATCAACGGAATTATTGTTTTGATTTGATATACGAACATCACCTACAATGTGTAGTTTTTTCTCCGGTTCGAGTGTCCCAATACCGGTATTATCATTTACAAGAAGACCACCCCGTGATCTCATGGAAGATGATACATTTAAAGTTGTATTATCGGCTACCGGTAAACTATAAATATATGCTGCACCGGCTCTACTCTTACCATTTACCATTTTAATTATATCCCCTACTATAACTCTATCACCAATACTGGATAAGGCAACACAGTATCCAAATTCTCCCGCGTTTCCATCACTTGGGGTTAGTTTGGTAAACTGTGACCATGTAGTACCTTCCCTGTCGAATATATATGTAGCTGGATTATCTGTATTCGCGGGTTGGTTTCTTCCTACTGCAATTCTATTACCATCTGAACTTATAGATATTCCATTTGTGGGAGCAAAATTAGAACTTGCTACGGGGTCGAATGGAAATAACTTAGTTTGTTGGGACCATGTAGATCCTGAACGAATGAATACATAAGCTGCACCTATACTTGAAAGTGTATTTATACCACCACCCGGATAGTTTGCATCTCTCGCACCTATAGCGAGTGTATTTCCGTCATTAGATAACATACATGAACTACCAAACATCATATTATCTTCGATATCAGATGGAACGATTTTAGTTTGTTGATTCCATGTAGCTTGCCATGCGTTGTTACTCCAAACGTCTACACCACGTACAAATATATATACTGCACCACCTTTTGCATTAGAACCTGGACCCGTATCAGCTGCCCATGCACCTGAAGCAATTGTATTACCGTCACCAGATATTGAAACTTCAATACCTAAATAGTTATTACTTTGTCCATCACTTGCATTCAGTGTAGCTTGTTGATACCATGTACCATTATTTGCTAATTCGAATACATATACTCTACCTCTACCACCATTCGATATAATAGTACCCGAAGCAATTCTAGAACCATCATCGGATATACTAATCGAGTAAGCACATTGTGTATCCCCCGTCCCATCATGAACTTCTTGTGGTACAAAAAATGATTCTATAGACCATGTAGTTCCTTCGCGTTTATATACCCATATACCACCCGATTCATTATACGTTGTCCCTGATATAGTTGCGTTATAATAGAACGAAGACACAACTAATTTATTACCGTCAGGTGTTGATCCAAAAGATATACCAAAATCATCACCGGAACCTATATCGTCTGGTTGTAATGTAGCTTGGAGCGTCCATTTATATCCACTTCTTGTGTATACTTGTACTTTACCACCTTTAGGGTGTTGATAATTTCCACCTTGAAACCCTCCTCCGTGTGTATGTGATGATACAAAAGCGGTATATCCATCTCCAGATATTCTTACTCTTTCTCCTACATGATCATTTTCTGTTGCTATATCTCCATCACCTGTTCTAGGTAATGTTAGTATACTTTCTTCATAAATTGAACCTTTATCGACAGAAAAATCTACATTTTCTGTATTATCTGTTATTCGAACATCTCCATCGACGTGTAAAGGTCTTTTTGGATCGGATGTTTTAACACCTATATTTTCAGCTGTATATATAGTATCTCGAACGTATAAGTTACTTGGTACATTTAACGTGTTATAATACGGGTTCGAGAAGTCGTCTGGTAAATTATAAGAATAGACTGTACCTTCTGTATTAAATTTATATGGGTTTTTCCACCACCCCCATACATAATCACCATTGGCGGTGTTTATAAGGTATAGATATACGTATTCTGGGTCATAGATACTGCAGTCTGGCAAGTTAGCTTTATTTGACGATGAATTGTTATTTGATATAGAAACAGCACCACTTCCACCCCCATAAGTTACGTCTCTACCCAACAACCAGGTTTTGGTATTTGGATTATATCTTACCATATCTTGTGAAGTCGATTGCATGCCAATCCAATATACATCATATATATAGACCCCGTCTGCAGTTGTACCGTTCCATGTTAGGAACATACCATTGTTATTCAATGTCCCATCAGAGTTATACATAGAACTTGGGTGTGTTTGGTGTGCACCAGCCGTGTCTTGAAAACCGACCCAAGGTATCGCCGGTGCGGGTTTAGCTCCACTACCACTACTCGCCCCCGTTATAAGAGCTGTATTACCATCTGAACTAAGACACAATGAAGCTCCGTATGCTCCATCAGTGACTGGAACGTCTGGGGTTATTTTATGTTTTTCGGACCAAACACCATCAACTGTACGCGTGTATATGTATACCGAACCACCATTTTGAATAATAGATTTATTACCGTGGCTATCTACAAAAGTTGGGTCGTCATTAAATGCTCCTATCATAACAGTATTTCCATCAGAAGATATTGCTGTGGAAAACCCGAAATAATCAAAAATTTCGTAATCTGATGCCTGTATATTGGCTTGTTCCACCCACGAACCATCCGCAAATTGAAATATATATGCATTTCCTTTACTCCATTTATCTTCAAGCATGTATTCTTCTTTCGTTTTCACGTAAGTTCTCGATCTTCCAGGTGCACCTACAATAATCGTGTTACCATCATCAGATATATTTACCGAGTTCCCAAAGAGATCACCCATGTACGTTCCAGTAGTTGTTAATTGTGTATGAGCCATACCCCTATCATTAGCCGCGTGTCCATATGAAAATAGAGCACCAGTGTTTATAGTATGTTGCGATAGATTCGTCCACGGGAATGTTCGCGTAAAACCAGTTCCACCGTCGATTTCTTTTAAACCCCAAATGTCTGGTAACCATGTTTGTTGGGCCCAATTCGTACCAACACCTACCGAAATAAATTGAATTTCACCTATATTTACTACATCTGAGCTCCAAACTGAACCCCCCGCTAGTCTCGTAGTAACTAACCTATAATATAAATAATATGGTGATCCTGTGAATGTAATATCGGTATAATTTCCTTGTGTGTACGTTTTACTAGAAAATGAATGTACACTCGTCCACGTTGAACCATCGTTACTTCCTAATATAATGCCATCACCGGGGCATCTAGCTGGCCCCCCGGACCAGTTTCGTGGAAGTATTCTTACTTCCTGTATAGGTATAGATGCTGGAAACTGCAACTGTATCCATTCACCATTGACTGTGCGCGTTCCATCGTATGTCGTAGAAACATTACCAGTATAATAACCAGTAACGTTAGAATATTGATAACCAGTACCATGCCAACCTTCATTACCTGTATTATGATTAAACGCTTTCCAAGTATCAAAACCAGGGGTGTGTGTTGACGAACTCGCAGATGCTATAAATCCACCAGAATTATTGCTAGACATTGGAGTTGATGGATGTGTATCTCCACCCGAACGTCTAAATATATACGCAGCACCTGCGTTGTTTTGGGTTGTTCCAGGTTGGTTACCGTTATAATATGTATATATTCTTGCTTTAGGCGCTCCTACAACAATGGCATTACCATCCGCAGACATAGATACAGAAGTCCCGAACTCATCTCCACTATTATATGCATTTGTCCAGAAAGAGCTTGAGTAAGTGGGGTATATATGAGCTTCAATCCATGAATCTACAGCTCCTACACGCATATATACATATACCGAATCAGCATCTGGAGCACCTACAACAACTGTAGACCCATCTTCAGATATATCGACCGCATATCCGAACCTATCTCCGGGAGATGATGTGGTAGTTAATTTAGAATTCTGAGACCATGTATCCCCTGTGCGTGTAAATATATACACTGTATTATCTCTCCATGCACCTACAACAACTGTTTTACCATCATTTGATATAGCAGATGATGTTCCAAAATTATCATTACTTTTTACATTATTTGGTTGTAAAATAGCATTCTGTTCCCACGAATTTCCTTTCCAATCAAATACATATACATGACCATACGTTTCGTTACCAGGTGGGTTTCTAGTTGCACCTATAATTGCCGTTTTACCATCTTTCGTTATAGATACCGAAGTACCTACAACTTCGTAAGGTAATTGACTTACCGGTTTTATTTTAGAAACTTCGCGGAGTATACTTGATTTTGAGCTAATATCTATAACCGTACCTGTTGGAAAAGGGTCAGATACACGAACCTCTCCTAAAACATGGAGAGGTTTATCTGGGGTCTGTGTCCCTATACCTAATTTATGTTCGATGATCGCTTCACCACCAACACTTAACATTTGACTCGGGGGTCCTTCGTTATAAAAATCTAAAGCTGTGGTATCCCACGTATCGTAAGCGTTTCTATTTAAAAGTGTAAAGTTACCTATATGTAATTTAGATCCGGGTTCTAATGTACTTAAACCACTAGTATATTCAACATTCCCGAAAAATATATTACTCGTTGAAGGTGCGGACATTGTTACGTTATTCGAGGACAGTTGAGACCATGTAGTTGGTGTATTTTCAACTGGCTGACCGTTTACGTATATATTAAACTTTTCAAATGTACTAACTGGTTCTGCTTCGGGTACAGTTTCGTGTATTACTCTATTTACGTTACTATAATAGTTTTGAGGTAAACTATACCCATACGCAGAACCACCGCTAAATATATTACTCGAAGATGTAGCTGAGTACGCCCCTGCAATAGCCTTTCTGGCGTTTACAGAAATACCAACTGAATAACCAAATTTATCACCGGTAGCTAAGTTGGATGAAACTATTTTTTCACGTTGAGTCCACGTAGTTCCAGAACGTATAAATATATACATAGCACCACCCGATAATTTCGAAGATGCACCTATAGCGATTGTATCACCACCACTATCGATGGATACGGAATCCCCGAAACTATCACCTACTTGTATATCTTTTGGAACAATTTTAGATTGGTAAGACCAAACGTTTGTAGACGTGTTACGTACAAATACATGTGCCGCACCTTGTGAATTTTGTAAAAATGCGCATACAACTGCGGTATCACCACTTGCATCTAAAGCAACTGAGTTACCGAAATAGTCACCTTCGACTAATTCTGATGGATATAGTGCTCCCGATAAGTCAAGTGGGAAAGTTGTATGTAAAGTTGTTCCATTGTATATATATGCTGCACCAGTACCATTATTTGCACCTGGTGCTCCTATGATACTCCAATTCGACGATGCTTGATTACCAGCTATACCTACCGAAAATCCGAAATAATCACTAAGGTCACCTTGTTGTAAAGCGGTTCCGAGTTGATAGCCATTACCCGAATCAAGTATATACGCACTCCCAATTCCGGTTGCACCTACAATTAATTTATTAGCTTGGAAATTAAATTTAACAGAGTCTCCAAAGTATGCATATTCACTTGGCCCTAATATTTCATGAGTTTGATTATAACTATTGTTAAATATATACACGGCGCCACGACCATCTGCTTTTGACGGTGCAGATACAACATGTATATGTGGGTAAAATCCACCTGCAATGTCAACTGCATATCCATATTGGTCACCTACAACTACATTTGACGATAGGATATGAGCTGTTTGAGACCATGTTCCTCCCACCTCAGTTGTGTTTGTAAATATGTATACATTTCCGACATATTCGTTATTTGGTGCACTCACTATAGCTCTATACTCTACAACACCACTGTTATACGATCCATTTCCTTTCCCGGATAAACGAACTGAACTACCGAAATAGTCATATGAACCAACATTCGTAGAATTTATTTTGCTATCCTGTGAAGCCATCTTATAATAGTCTATATATTATAAGATGGATTATAAAACTCACATTAAAGATTATTAATATTTAATATACCTTCTCTTTGAAAATATATATGGTACCACTTTTTAGCGGAAAATGTGTATTTAAATTCAAGTTTATTTGCATTTTGGTTAAGGAAATGTAATCGTAAACCATGGTCTGATGAATTTATATAATAAACTTCACATGCTATTATTTGTTCTACTTGACTTGCCGCCACGGTATCACCTATATAAAATATGGTTTTGTTATTATACGTATTATGATCATTATCTAACATGAACCAAAACGAAACGGCTGTGTTATCGCCGATATCAGTATTTATAACACCTTTTAACTGACCACCATCGTTTATGTATACACTTTTATGCGTTGCATCGTAAGTACACGACGTGTTTGTTAAATTGGAACGATAAACTTCTCTTGGTCCGGAATCTTGTAAATAAATACCTTTTAAACAATTTACATCCCGTGTATCGTAATGTAATAGTGTTTGTTTACCAATCGTAACGTTTGATTTTAAACCGTAATTAATATCAAGTTTATTTCTAATAGCCGTTCTACCATTAATATCGAGACGCGCTTTTATATTTTCCTTATATGGACCAAACCCGTCTCTTAATGCTAATGATTCTGGTTGTAATTCAGGTAAATTTACACCAATTTTCCCAAACGTATCGAGAACGAATTTTGGATGTGTATTAGAAGGGTTTATGTTGTCACTATACGTTGTATCTAAAACTATAGACCTACCTTGTACGCGTATTCTATCTGGTTCTCTTCCCCATGCTTTTAGTTTATCTGGATATTCACCACCTTTGTGTATAAGTAATTCACTCGATGTGTAATTATTTTGATTATTAAACGTCGTAGACGTCACGTTATCATCTTTATAGTTCCAGTTTCTTATAAGTGCATTGGACCACGTATCAGTACCGGGTGTATCTGAAAATATAACTTGTCCCGAATATTTTGGGTAAGTTGTATATTTACCACCACCAACGACAAAATCCCTAGCTGAAATATCACCACCTATGGTCGTATTACCTACGACTTTAATAGACCGACCAAGTTTTAAAAATTCTACCTCATTCGCGTGTACATGACCTTCATCATTCGTTTGTCCCGAGTTTATTATAAAAAGACCGTCTTGTGACATAGATGTTGTAAACCCAGCTACACTATATATACTATCGTATGGATCGTAATGACTCCAAAATGAACCATTAAAATCGTAAATTTGGTATACGTTCGATGTTTTATGTGTTCCCGTTACCTTTGTAAAATTATAATCTGACCCTGAAGCTATACGGTTCCCGTTATACGTCATTGAAATTTTTGTTCCCGAACCAGGGGCACCTAAAACTAAATCACCAATTGGAACAAATTTATCCTGTAAATAACTATATCTAAACGCCCTAACCCCAGATTCACCAGGTACACCTACGGCTAGTCTAATGGTTGGTATTGTAATATCAGCTTCGTTTCCACTAACTATGTCTAAAAATGGTTCCGATGATAAGAAGCCGGACATGGCAACCGAATATCCAAACGCGGAAAATTTACTAAGTTCGTATCGATTTCTATCACCGTTTAAAAGTGTTTGGTCACCTATTGCATATGGGGCATTATACCCAGTTCCATTCCAATCGGCGGGTGAATATACAACTTTTACATATCCCGATTGGTAATTCCAATTTCCTTCAGAGTCTTTAACATCATCGGTTACACCTGAATTAACAGTATAATTTTGACCCTTTCCAACATATGTATCCGTTTGGGTACCTGGTGCACCCGCTGCAAAAGCCCATCCATCTGGGGACATAGAAACGGAGAACCCATACTGATCGTAAGTTGGGTTTAACCTAACAGGTGAAATCGATTTTGCGTTTTGTGATACAACATTAGCGTAGTTTTCAAATACACCATTATTACCATTTATTTCAGTTCCAGGTTGGTCCGTATATAAAAGTAACGGTGTCGCATTAATATCGTAAACATAAACTCTATTTTCGTACGGTGAACCTACACATAGCAAACCAGGATTTTCAGATGCTATCGATATAGAAAGACCGAATCCTTTTACAGATGAACCACCTGGCGAACCAACTATAACATTGGACGTATATGTAGACCAATCGAGTTTAGTTCTTTTATATATATAAATACTACTTGTAGTACCGTGATTAGGCCATGCATGTACATTTGAGTGTGAAGAAACAACAAGAATATCACCGGATAAATCTGTATCTACACATGCACCGAAACCACTATTACCACCTGGTCCCGAAATCGCAGATGAAGTTAATTCTGCCATTGCATTTGAATTTGAATAGTAAATATGAACTTTACCATTTGCTCCATTTGTCGACCAACTAGGTGCACCTATATACGAAAAGTCGCCTGTATTATTTGCTGCAGTTGACATACCGAAATCTGTTCCGGAGCCACCCGTAGCAAGAGTAATGGGAAATTGGTCAACTTCCGGCATCTTATTTTAAATGTATATTAATTTTTCAACGATTTAACTAGAAACCATAATTTGGTGGGTCAGGTCTATTAGAACCCCGTTGGTATCTTATCTGTCTTTCGCGCCATGACAAAACCGGACCTCCATCGTTCCCTCCTATGGAGATTTGGTTTCCACCAGTCTCGGTTCTTATCGTATTAAGGTTTCGTATTTTACTCCCATCACCGAAAAGGTAATTCGTACAGAAAACGTTACCGTTTACTCTAAGAACGTCGTGATTTCCAGTATCACTTACTATAACATTTGAACCTATATGAAGTGTTTGGTTAACAGCTGCTTGGTTAGTTGGAATTGCTATACCAACTTTACTTTCGGGAGTGGGTGTATTTATAATAAAATTTGGGGTACTACCACTCTGTGACCAAACTGAAGTACCACCCGAACCACCCGTATTATCCGTTTGCCAAGAGAGACCCCCCGATCCATCACTTTTAAGAACTTGTCCACTAGAACCCGACGAACCACTTACATATAATCCACCAGTTAAGTTAATATCACCACCTACATCTAATCTATACGCGGGGTTTGTTTTGTTAATACCAACGAATGCGGTATTATAATATATTTCGTTTGTTGAAGTATCTTTTGTCCAAACTGTAGTACCACCCGAACCACCCGTATTATCCGTTCCCCACTCGACACCCGTCCCAGTACTTTTAAGAACTTGTCCACTGGAACCTGTACTATTGCCAGCTGTTAATGAACCAGTTATTTTAAGATTATCAAGTTTAAATTCATTAGAATTTGGTTTAAACGTTAAGTTTGTATTTGTTTTAACTTGATTACCATTTAGAAAAGCAACACTTAGTTCTGAAGATGTTGTTGTGTCACTCGCGTTTGCTATTGAACCTGCTTTACCAGTTGTATCTTGATTACCCCCTTGGTTTACTCCTGGTAAGTTTATATTCGCCGTACCATCAAACGATTGTCCTCCAATGTCTCTTGCCGTTGCTAATTTGGTCGCAGTTGCAGCATTCCCACTTGTATCTTGATTACCCCCTTGGTTTACTCCTGGTAAGTTTATATTCGCCGTACCATCAAACGATTGTCCTCCAATGTCTCTTGCCGTTGCTAATTTGGTCGCAGTTGCAGCATTACCAGATGTATCTTGATTACCCGATTGGTTTACCCCGGGTAAATTTATATTCGCCGTACCATCAAACGATTGTCCTCCAATGTCTCTTGCCGTTGCTAATTTAGTCGCAGTTGCAGCATTCCCACTTGTATCTTGATTACCCGATTGGTTTACCCCGGGTAAATTTATACTTGCCGAACCATCAAACGATTGTCCTCCAATGTCTCTTGCATTTGTTAATGTTGCCGCCGATCCGGACCATGCGGTAGATGTTAACGACGTACCACCTACATTTAAGGCGCCGACGTTTATGTTACCATTACTATCTCGAATGACTATATAATCTGCCGAATTACTTGTACTTGCTTTTAAAGACCAAGTTTTAGCACTACCTCCGTTATAAGAACCACCAATTATATGTGAACTATTTGAAAGTGTTGCAACTGTTGTACCAATAGCACTTGCGGATTTCCATTCGGGTTTACCCGTTGACGTATTGGATGTTAAAACGTGACTATCTGCACCTAAACTAAGTTTTGTTAATACATTTGCAGCGTCTCCAATTAGTATATCACCTTGACCAATTCCAGATGTTATACCCGAACTATTACTTACAAGAACATTATTTTCAACTGTTGTTATTCTCGATGCATTACTCGTTAAATCTGTTTCTAGGGTTCCTATTCTTGATGCATTACTGGTCATATCAGTTTCTAAAGTCAAAATTGACATCTCTGCGTCGCCTATTCTCGTTGCATTACTCGTCATGTCAGTTTCCAAATTTGTAACTCTCGACGCATTACTCGTCATATCAGTTTCCAAATTTGTAACTCTCGTTGCATTACTTGTCATATCAGTTTCCAAATTTGTAACTCTAGACGCATTACTCGTCATATCAGTTTCCAAATTTGTAACTCTCGATGCATTACTCGTCATATCAGTTTCCAAATTTGTAACTCTCGATGCATTACTCGTCATGTCAGTTTCCAAATTTGTAACTCTCGACGCATTACTCGTCATATCCGTACTTAAAGCGACACCGGTTAGTGTTGTACCATCACCGTAAAATTCGGTTGCGGTTACGTTACTGGCTACGAATATATTACCACTTGTAATGAAAGATGTCTGTGTATTAGTAAACTGGATTGTATTTGATGTTGTATTACCACGATCGGATGTATCTTGAAGTGAAAATGCAGAACTTGCGCCAGCTATACCTGTAAGCAAACTACCATCACCTATAAAATATCCGGATGTTGTTATTAAATCACCAGTTGTGGTATTACCGTTATCGGTAACATCCTGGAGTGTAGATGCCGCAGCCCCTTTATATTTTTGTATATTGCGACCAGTGCTACAACCAGGCATTCTTACAACTAGAGATGATTATTTTTAGGGTGGGATGAGGCATTTTCCTTTACTGAAAACAGAATTTTCATCAGGTTTTTGTTTTGGTATTTTGAAACCACCTTGTCGATATACTCTAAGACGTTTGTTATACATAGCATGACATATAGACCATTGGTCGAATATATCGTAAATATGTGGATTATTCTTTTTACCATGTGTTTCTCTCATAATTCTTCCTATAGATTGAACAATATCTGATTTTGGTGTCGCTAAAATAACTGTATCTAACGACGGTATATCGAGACCTTCGTGAGCTTGACTAAATGTTGCAAAAATAATTTGTTTTTTACTCGATTCGGCTAAGTCCACTTCTTTCATGCCACCCATATACAAACCAGAAGTTTTCTTGAAACTTTGGTGGAGTACTTCACAATGATGTCGTCTATCACTTAGTACGAGAACTTGGCGTGTTCCCTTAACTATATCTTTTATGATGTTTGCTATAATGATATTTCTTTCTCTATCTTCAGTAAGTTCTGTAATCATAGTTGCTAATGAAAGTTTACCGAAACGCGTGCATGGTGGGGGATCTTGGAATCTTAAACATGTATATTCTATTGGAAATACTTCAACCTGTTGTTGATTTTCACGTTCAATTGCAAAAACTGTTGGTCCCATAAACCAATGAAGTACTTTTGTAAGACCATCCTTACGTATTGGTGTTGCTGATAATCCAAAAATATGTTTAGGACACATTTTGAAAAGGGATTGTGAAAATACTTTGGCGCATATATGATGCGCTTCGTCAACAATAAGTGTTCCTATACTATCAAAATCTCCGAACGAATATTCTTTTAACGATAACGATTGGAGCATGGCAATAACAAAATCACAATCTGTTTCTTTCTTATCTTGTTGAACTATACCTATAGATGCACCTGGACAAAATTGTTGTATACGTTCTTTCCATTGATTTGCTAGGAATTCTTTATGGACGACAACCATTGTTCGGTACCCCAATTTACACGCTATGGCCAAGGATACCGTCGTTTTTCCAAAGCCGCAAGGAAGCGAGATAACGCCGTGTCCCTTTTTAATTGCTTCAGCCATAGCATCATTTTGATGCGTTTCATCACGAAGTTTTCCATTAAATTTGGTAGATATTTTAACTGGTTCTGGTCGACGATCTTCGCGCGCTTTACCAAATTTTTCTTCACCATAAAATCTAGGAACACAAATACCCGATTTTGCTTTTCTGAATACCTTAAAGGGAGGCGGAGGAAACCCGAACTCAGTATTTACTATAGCACGAACTGTAAGTTCTTTTTTGGTTTCTGGTGTCTCACCTGTAATATATCCCGAACGTGTAAGACTCATTTTATTATTATTAGTTTTTAAACTTTATATATTTCAATACCCACGAATATCCACTATGTTCATGTGCATTCCAAACTCCATTGAATTGGAGTTCAGTTTGAACTGTATCACCTTTTACAAGTGATTGGACGGGTTTATCACCGTCTACATTACACATGACACGTCTATATCTAAAAGGTACCTTCACCTTTAAAACATTACCTTCTAATGGATCATCAAGTGTATCCGGGAAAAGTATAACATCTGCTTTATTCATATGTAAACTAAGTATATAATCACGAACTTTATCGGATATGGTAAGTCTTATATACTTTTTTTCGTTATATTCGTACATAGGTTCATATACAATTGCTTTTACGGGGTATGTCATTTAATTATATTAAGCGTTAAACCTATAAGTATTTTTTTATAATTAATATTAGGATGGCACTATGTTCTTTAAAAACCGTTATGCCCATAAAAATACCCTCAAAACATAAATCTAAAACATGGAAGTTTGCAGGTGAATTTTTATTACGAAAACAATTTCAGAAAGATCAGGCTAAATTTGGTAAATGGACACGTGATCAACTCATACAACTTGGTCCTACTTTTGTTAAGTTAGGGCAAATTGCATCTTCGCGCGTCGATTTATACCCTTTAGAGTTTACACAACAACTCGAATCTTTACAGGATAATGTACCACCTATTGCTAATAGTGTTATTCGATTAATGGTTAAACCTCATATGAGAGATAATATTTTTTCATATTTTGATTATGAACCATTTAAATCTGCAAGTATAGGTCAGGTTCACAGGGCGAGATTATCATCGGGTGAAGAAGTTGTTGTAAAGCTCAAAAGACCAAATATATACAATATAATGAAAAAGGATACGGATAATATTAAACAAATTGTTGAATTTTTAGAAAAAGTTGGTATAGATACAGGTGCAAATACGGGTTATGTTCTCGACGAATCTATAGATTATTTATTAGCGGAATCAAATTATGAACAGGAAATAAATAATGCAAAATTGTTCAAAAAGCGTCTGAAAAAAATTCCATGGGTGAAAGTACCAAAGGTATATAATGAATTATCTAGCGAAAATATGATAGTTATGGAATATGTTCCTTCAGAGAAATTAGAATCGATAAGTGATACACGTGTAAATAAAAAGAAAGTGTGTGAAGCTCTTCTTAATTCATATGTTATTCAAACAATGGATAAGGGATTTTTTCATGCAGATCCACATCCCGGTAATTTAGGATTTTCGGGTGATGGTAAACTTGTGTTTTACGATTTTGGTCTTGTTATAGATATTTCTGATGAAATGAAAGAAGGATTCAAAGAAATGTTTTTACATATAATAAATAAGGATACGAAAGGGATTGTTGATGTACTTATACGATTAAAAGTTATTTTACCTACTACTAAAGATACTAGTGATATAGAACTCTTTTTTAAAACAACTCTTAATTACTTGGAAACTTTAGACGGAGTTAATTTAAAAGACGAAATATTAAGTGATGATACGTTACTTAAACTTGCACAGGAAAAACCATTTATCATACCAACGTCGTTTGTGTATCTTGCAAAGACATTTTCGACTATTGAAGGTACATGCGTAAAACTCGATCCAGATTTTACGTATATAGAATACCTTGAACCTATACTTAGAGATCAAATTTCAGATGTTATAGATATAGGCGATATGTTTTCGACTGCTACGGAAATGCCTAATCGTGTAAAGAATATAAGTACAGCGGTTCTAGGAATGGAAAAATCAAGAGCATCTATGAAAAGATCCATAGATAAAACGAGAAGAGAAATGAGGTACGTGCAATACAGTGTTTTATCGGCTGTATTTGCAGGTAACTTATTTGAACAATATAAAGAAGTGTCTATGTTTTTAACATTAATAAGTCTGGATCTAGCATTTAGGGCTTTTCGTAAAAATCTATAGCGGTTACTTCGGTAGTTGTTGTACTAGAAGTTTTTTGGGTCTCTTTAAAGAAATCCTTGTGTTTTTGGAACAAGTTTTGACTACGTTTAATTTCGTCTTGGGAAATTTCTTTTAATTTTTCTTTCATGTTATCTAATTGTTCTTGTCTCTGTTTACGAAGTTTTTTACCAAACTTCTTAAACTTTTTCTGTGTTGATTGAAAATTGGCAGCTGCTGTTGAAAGTGAAAACATTATTGTTTATTTATTATTACTCGATATTTTTATCAAGGCCCAAACGTCTTAATTTTTCCTGAAATTCGCGGCGTTCGCCTACTGATTCTATAGGTGTACCATTTGAGATAGCTTCAATTTCTGGTCCTGATAATTGAATCGAGTTCATTCTAAAATCCATAAATGCTTTCATGGTAATTGGTACGAGTGGTTGTACGAGTTCATAAATAGCATTTGCATAGTCTCTAATTTCTTTCTGTGCACCTGGTTCCATTCTGAGACGAAGATAATGCATGAGATTATGTAGATCTATTTTCCAGTAAAATTCTGTATATGTTGATTGTGTAAGTGTACCCCGTGCTTGTTCTCTACACACCCCGTCATCGAGTAGGTATTTGTATATTTCATATGAAGTATCGAAATGTTTATTTAACACATTTTCACGTTCATCGTTCTTATCAATTTCACCTTCTGAACCCTGATGGTTTACTTTTGACTGACCACGTAAAACTTCAGGTTTGTAATATTGTTCTGGGACTATGGAATATCGAGCCGAATATTCATTGACACTCGCCATTCTATGACGCATATGTTGGCGTGCAATGTATATAGGCATTTTGATATGAAACTTGAATTCAACCATTTCGAACGGTGTGTTATGCCAATGACGCATTAAATATCGAATAAGACCAGCATCACCTCGAGACGTCTTTGTTCCCTCTCCGTAAGAGACCCGAGCGGCTTGAACAATCGCTGAATCGAGTTCCTTTTGTGGCATGTAATCCACAAGTCTAACAAAACCATGATCAAGTACTTTTTTCTCCATTTAGTATAAGTACGAATAAAATCTTTAAGATGTTAACCGATGAGGATATTCGTAAAAAAATTACCCAACTTCGTAAGAGTGAGGGTAAAATATATGCACCACTCAAATATTTCAGGGGGTTAAGTTCGCTTAAAAATGTCGAAACGAGGTACAAAAAGATGTTAAAAAAAGACTATACACCTTTTAAAACTGATAAAAAGGTTGAAACAAGAACGTCGAGTTATACATTAAAGTTTCGTAAAAAGTATCCGGGTGTAACGAAACTCAAAGATATATCTAAAGTGACAGGTATACCATTGAAAACTTTAAAAACAGTGTACGATCGTGGTTTAGCCGCATGGCGAACGGGACACCGACCAGGTGCGAGTCCACAAGCATGGGCGTATGCGCGCGTACACAGTTTTGTTGTTAAGGGAAAAACGTATTATACGGCTGATAAGAATTTACGTTAAACAAGTTCCTTAACTAAATCGTCTATACTTTTATAGTACCGCTTCAGATCTTTCATGAACCGTTTATTATTTTCGAGAACTTCGGCATCTGTTTTATTCTTATAAATGTATGCTAAATTTGATTTAGAGTACCGCGTTCGTTTCTGGTTCTCGTTAGGTTTTCTAGGAACGAGTTTTTTATTCTTTTTCGAAACGCTTTGTACAGGTTCAATACGTTTCGTGAAACTAATGGCTTGCATGACTGTATCGGCAAGATCATCTTTCTTTTTAGATGCATTGAATATTGGTATCCAATGTGCATTAACTGTGTTATTCCATATGAATTGTTGACATCGTTCAATAGACGCTTTCTTACGTTTTGTATACATGACTTTACCCGGACCTGCAAAATCAGGTATTTTGAACCGTGCATCGTAAATGATTGTTTCGGCTTTTGGGTTACGTATAATGAAATAAGTATGAAGAAAGTGTTCAACCATTTTCATTTTTCTATTTTTTTCGGGTTGTTTTTCAACGAGAATTGTATCTGCTTGTAAAACCCATGGTTTATCATCTAAATGGTCTCTTAAAGAAACAAATAGACCATCTTTATGTTCAGGAGGTACACCAGATACATCCCATTGAACAATAAGATTAGAAGTTTCGTCAAGCATACACATTGCTAAATTTCGTATACCGACATCTATACTTAAAATCATAATATAAAGAAAAATTATTTCTTTAATATTAATATAAACAACAATGGCTGTCTTACCTGATCAAGAAGCACAACTTGCAGTATTACCTAATGTACGTGAAATGTCTCGAGCGGATAAAGTTCAGCAAAAAATAGATAAACGTGAGAAGGAAAAGTGTCGTAAATGTGTTGTTGAAAATGAATGTAAAAGTGACGATTTTTTAAAAATGTGTAAAGAAAAGTTTTACAGTGTTATTAAACCAGATGAGGGATCTATAGATAAATTAAATACTAGAACAAAAGAAAACACAAATAAATTGTTTTTGTTTTTATTTTGTTTGTTTCTTATACTTATTTTTCTTATAGTCGTTTTTAGTAGACTATAATTTTTATTTTTTCGCCAATTTCATAATACCAGCACCCATTTTACCGAGGTTCGCGTTACCCACCTTCTTTTGTCCAGCTGGTGACATTCCCATAATTATAGCCGCTACTACAATCAAACAGCAACATATAACACTCGCTACCATGGCATATTTTGCTGGACCCATATAGGCGCCTATTACACCAGCGGCAGCATCACCAACAGAGTCTACGACTTCTGCCGCGCCACCAGCTTTCTTCGTGTTTTTAGAATCGATTTCGGTTGTTATTTCCTTTGTAACATCACTTTCTACAATTCTTTCAAGAACCTTGTTCATTACTGCACCCGCGGCAACCTTCGCCGATACATCTTGTTCGAAGTTGATATTACCCCCAAGGGTACAATCATAGAAACCAACTTGTAATTCACCATCCTGGATCATTACTGCACCAGCCATAGTTTCATTTATTTTTTCTTCTGAAAATTCATCCTTGATAATAGTTTCAATTTCCTTGTTAATTTTAGTTTCTACATTGGATTTATCCCCGAACTGAAAATTACCAGCTTGGGACGCGTTATCTAAAGCAGCACCTGCTTTAGTTTTCATATCTTCGGCAATTTTATTCGCAGATTGTGATATTTGTTTAGATATATCTGATGATGATGATTGTACATCACATGAAGCTGTCTGACCAAAATAAGACGGACATCCTACGACGTGACCTATTTTTACGGATAAATTTTGTGCTGTATTGCAATTAGCCTGAGTACTATTTTCAGTTTTTAAGATTGTACTGGTTAAAAGTTCAGTGGTCGATTTTATATTCATTTCATTTTTGATAGTTTGACTTCCACCGCCTCCCATGATTAGTTATTGTATATACAGAAAAAAAATACCTGTACAATATAATAATGGTATGTAAAATAGATCTATATCATCACCCAGGTGGTGAAGACCATTTTCAGACGATCACAGCAGAGACGGATGGTGTAGTTGCAGTTGAATCCAGTGATACTGCAAGTTCTGCAATAGTTAGTGGGTGTACAGGTAAGGCCGGTATTACATTAATGGAACACAGCGAACCTGGTAATCAGGTATTGGCAACTTTACCCGATGGAAAATGGACTGGTCATCATAATAAAACGGGTTGGAGGAAGTTACTACGACCATGGTTAATTGAAGATGAAGTAACAGCTGTAGGTATAGAAATTATACCAGAAGAAAAAATAGAGAAAGGTGGTATTATAAATTATAACATTAAATTACCACACAAACCTAATTCTCCAAAGGATTATTCGTTGGATGATGGCGATCACCGATGTAAAGATGGAAATGTATGCGCCTGGTATTACCACCCCGGAAACCCGGACGGGGACATAGATAATTATCCTCTCAGTACAACTGGTAATTTAAAGGGGAACCCGTGTATACATGCTGATAGGGGTATATGGACACAATCAGGTGATCTCATCTACAATGGGTCGAACCCACAAATGAACTGTTCGTATAGTATTGATGAAGGTGTATTAACCGCGCTACATGCTGATACAGCGGCACCTAATGATCCTCGCCGACCTATGTGGGACGGTATTGTACGAAAGATATGTCACGAAAATAATAAGGTAGTATGGGAAAATCCAGATTTTAAAGTTGGGAATGATAAAACATGTTGGGATTTGAAGAAAGAAAAAATTAAAAACTTTTGCGTAAAAACTAAAGCGAATAGAAAGGATGGATCTACTCCAATTCAAAAAAATTGTAAAACATTAAGGGAATCTTCACCCAAGCACTTTACGGAAATAGTAAAGGAATACTGTCAATCTCCAGAGGGTAAAAATGATAAATACTGTTCGTGTATAAATACATTAGAGAATGACGGTACATGGTGTGATGAAGATGAAAATAAAGATTTCATTGGGTGTGTAGAAGCAAATGAAAACTTTAATGCTATGATAGACGCTGTACCCGAAGATCACAAGAGGAAATTTTTTGGTACTAAACACTGTTTCATTGATGCGTGTAGATCTACGGGTGATAATGTATATGTTGAAAAGGGGCTTGTAAACAGTAAAGGGGAAGTTAGAGGGTGTACGCAAAACATGAAGATATGTGGTAAATATTACCAAATGGATGGTACAGTTCAAGGTAGTACTATTATAGCGCGCTGTGAAAAGAAGGCTAAAGATGATGCTGAATGGGCCGAGACAATGGTAAGTGCACAGGAAAAGGGTATGAAAATGTATTTAGAAAATCAAGAAAAAGCGAAAAAGGAAGAAGAAAAAGCAAAAGAAGAGGCAAAGGAAGAGGCTAAAATTGAAGCTATAAAACAGGAGAAAAAGGAGAAAAAGGAGAAGGAGGAAAAAATGTTAGCGGGTGGTGCTATTTTAATGGTGGTAATGTCGTGTATATGTTTAGCAGCTTTGATTTATATGGTGAAGAGTAGACGAGGGTGATACACTTAAAGAAAAAAAGTAATTTTACTATAGAATGTGGTGTTGGTGGTGCTGCCATACATTCAACGGTACACCATTAAGTATGCCTTATAAACATGACGAAAGAAGAAATAAATTTTATACATCTGGTAACTTCTGTTCTTGGAGTTGTATGAAAACGTATGCAATTGATAAATATGGATGTAATAGAGGAGGTCTTATATGCGGAAATATGGTTATGATGCGTCGTAAACTTTTCGATAAAATAGGTACTATTAAAAGAGCTCCACATCGCCAAAGACTTATACAATTTGGAGGTGATTTAGATATAGATAAATTTAGGGAAAATAATGTAGTCGATTTAGAAAAACCCAAAGAAATAGAAACTGAACCGGTTCCGGAACGTGTTATACCCACAATGGTATCTAATACCAAAAAATTGAGTGATATAACAAGTGCATCTGGTAAAAATGAAACATTACGTCTGAAAAGAGAAAAACCACTTAAACGAAATCAGAATAATTTAGAGACGGCATTGGGATTAATTATTAAGACCAAAACCTAAATGTTTTCTTTGTTTATTTGTTGGTTGTGATTTAGGAATACACAGTGTTTTCTTAGAATGAATCCATTTTTCACCATCATGTGCGATCCATTTTAAATCGTGTTTATCTATAACTTTACGACATAAAACACACGGTAGTGATATACCGTCACCATAACTGGTTTCACGACATATCACTAATGTACCATGTTTTCTACTAACCCATGAAGAGAATTGATGTGGACGGTATCCTCTTTTATAAAAATCGTGTTTAAGGGTTTTTATTAAACGTCTTTCAGAACAACAAATACAATCGCTTTTTATACCGTTTCTTAATTTGGCCGTATAGGTAGTCACAGTGGTATAGGACATTGTTTTATACGGGCGAATTATTTTTAATATAGTTACAATTATTACATACATTACCAGAAAAAACAAAAGAACAATGGTCACATTCATTTAATATATTAACCTTGCGTTTTACGAGTTTATTTTGTGAAAATAGTATTAAATCTCGTATAGTATATACACCATACATAACCATTGTTTCTAGATTTGGAAACTTCATTATTATTTATAAGAGAATAAACTTTATACTATTTATTTGAAACACCCGAATAATTTTTTACAGCCAGCGCTTGTTTTTAACATGAGAGCAAAACTATCAATCATACCCGGAACCATAGCTTTTAAAAGAGTTTCAAATTCCGTATCTGTATCACCTTCATCAATTTGTTCAATTATAGAAAAAATTAAATCAGTTACGAGTTCTTTCTTATCTGGACCAGATACAGTTTTAAGTTGTTGAGCTTGGAGCATGAGAGTGGAAACCAATACACATACATTTTCTTTAGTGACACGCTTTCCTCTATATCTTTCAACAATCTTTTTCATTTCCAGTGCGACATTCCTAGATTGTTTCGTTTTGTTATCATAGTTTGCGACAATTTTTTCGGGGGATTGGGACATTTTATATGTACATATAAGAATTAATTTCTTTAATAACTATAATATGGATACAGACGATAAAATTGCATTTATTGCCATAATTATAGGTTTGACTCAAATGTTAATGCTTGTAAAAAAATTATTAAATACAGAAGACATATCTTATTATAGCATGGAATATGTTACATTTGGTATAATTTCAAGTTCGTTATGGACGGTTTATCAGTATAGAAAGGGATCAAACTTTTCGGTTTTATATTCTTCATCTAGTCTTTTTCTTGGATTATATATTTTAAAAAGACTATTAAAGGAGAAAAAAGATAAGAAAACAGAATAAAAATGCAATCTATTACTTCTAAAATTACTATGCCTATTAGGCAAACGAGACAAAAGAGACATATCAAGACAATTACACGTGCGGATAATACAGGTGTAAACTGGAAATATGTCGAAGCAGTTAATGGACGTGCTGCAATGTACGGAACGATTCTTGGTGGAGCTAATTGGGGACTTACGGGTTTAAATGTTATCGAACAAACACAATTTTTACCACTTAAGTTATTGGGCCTCGGTTCTTCTTTGATAGCCATAGGTACAATGACAGATGCCGTTGGTAAGTTATCAGAGGAGGATTTCGAAACGTTCGCGTTAATTAATACGGGGCGTGTTGCTATGGTTGGTTTTACAGGGTTGGTTATAGCTGCTATTGCCGGTGTCTAACATAGGTAATTTCGTGTTATTTATTATGTACCCTATAAATTTAATCATTTTTATTTTTTCATCGAGTGTAAATGTTCCTGCTCCACGTAACACGTGGGCCAAGAGCATAAACATCAAATATAAGGATTCATGTATTTCCATACCTTATAATTAGGCCATTTTTTGACGAACGGCTCCTGCCGCACTACGAGCACCAGATGCCGCTCTTTGACCTGCAATTTTTGCACCCGCTGCCGCACTACGAGCACCCGCAGCCGCTTTTTGTCCTGCAGCTCTTGCGGCTTCTCCTATTTTAGGGTATTTTTTCACAGTGAAATACCCACCGATAAGTAATGTGAGTATCCAACCAACGAGAGATGCAATTACAAAATTCTTCTCACTTGATTTTACGTCACAATCTGGCTGACGCATTATATCCATTGCGATAGCGGCACCTGTAAGGCCCATACAGGCATAAACTACAGTAAATATACCACCTTGATTTGTTACAAGTTTTTGAAGTAGAAGTACACATGGTATTGTCAACGCTATCGCCATTGTATGAGAGAGAAATCCTTTAAGATTTTGGTATTTCTTGGAACCTTGGATTCCTGTACATCCATTATACACTTTTATACCTAACGCCGTAACTGCGACGTAAAATATACCAAGTATAATAGTTAAAGCAATTTGAGGGTATCCAATTTGAGTTTCAATTTTAGCATCTTTAAATTTATTGAATTTTTCAGAAATGGGAACAGTTGGTTGAGTAGGTTCATTAATATATCCAATGGGTTCAGACATGTTTACATATGGTTCAGAATTTATTTTTGGTGCAGGTGTAGGTTCATATGCAGGTTCAGGTTCACGTGGTGCAACCTGATCTACAATTGATTGACTTTGTTCCGCGAGAGCCTGACCCTTAGCTTGTGCCTTTTCCGCGAGAGCCTGACCCTTAGCTTGTGCCTTTTCCGCAAGAGCCTGACCCTTGGCCATTGTTGCCGCTGCCCTGGCTTTTGCATCTTTAGCTTTTGAAGCCGCTTTTTTTGCTGCCATAATAGCCTTCATGGTTATTTATATAATATTACATACATTTTATTTAGTTGTATATTTGTAAAGTTTTACATTGTAGTCTATTGAATTTATTATAATATATTCTTCAGTTTCTTCTACTATTTTACCAGCTTTACCTGTACTTTTACAATTTATAATTTCCGCTCTTATTATTTTTTCGTTTTCAAATTCTGGTAATTGAAAATGTATAAATGAACGAGCATGAATTTGATTTTTTATTTGTTGAGCCGTTTTTCTATAATCAATTTTACTATTAAAATTTACAGAGTTTAATGAATAATAAGATGAATTTTCAATGGGTTGTTTATAGGAAGTATAATTTCCTGATATTAAATTATTTATATTATTTACAAAAATAGAGAAACCAAAAGTTGTATAATTTTTATAAAGATCTAAAGCCACATCTGATGATGATATTGGGAATGTAATTTGATCTATTATATCACCTGTATCAATACCCTTGTCTATTTTATGTAAAGTAACACCAGATTCCTTTTCATTGAATAATATTGGTAAACATGATGTATACATACCCTTATATTGTGGTAATTTTGAAAAATGTATGTTATATAATTTATTTGTCGCAAATAAATTAGGGTTTATAATTTTATCAAATTCACATGATAAAAAAATACTATTTTCAATTGTATATGCATCTTTTAAATTAATTATTTCAATGTTATTATCTAAAGCTGTTTTTTTAAAAGAATGTTGCCAATTATCAATACCATCATCATTTTCATTTGGTAATGCTAAAATTTTGTTTTTATCACGTAAAAGTAAAACACCTTTTTCACGAAAAGAAAAAGCAACTTTCTCTTTCTCTTTTTTTATCAAATATTTTAATACATTACACGCTATATCATTTTTCCCAGCTACTATTATCGTTATGGCCATTTATTATATTAAAACAGTATTCTTTAATGTGTACATATATCATTAAATTTTTTATTTACTATTTCGAGACTCCTTGCTATATCTAATGGGTACCCTATACTATTACGATTAAAGAAGTGTTTTATATTTTCTTCAATTGCATCTGTTTTTTCTATATTACCGATATTTTCTATAAAAAATTCATTTATTGAAGACCATCTATATACTTCAGATTTACAATATAAACTTATATTGCGATACTTTTTTAAAGATGAATTACTAACTTCGATATTAAACGTTGTATTATTTTGACTTATTCCATTTATAAGAACAGATGTGTTTGTTGCGTAGATAATATCTATATTTTTTATATTATCTAAAGATTTCATTAGTAAAAATGTTAAAATTGATATAGGATGTATAGCTAAATCTGATACTATATTTACATCATTTGGTATCATAGAACCATCGTTTAACCATTTCATTTCAATATGTTTAATATCTTTATTGTTACCAAGTGTTTTTATAGAATTATGTTGAAGCCATGTAAAGTCACAATATAAAAAAACATCATCAGGTTTTTTTGCAAAAATATCTAACGTTTCATGTAATGTAGGGCATATAGGTTTTTCGACCCATATATCCTTAACACCTTTATTAAAAAGTTCAGTGAGTATAGTATGATGTGTATTTGCGGGTGATGTGACGAACCATCTACCATCTGTAAAATTTATTTCATCTATTGTTTTATAATCTGCGTACGTGTTATATGGATCTATAGTTATAATTTCGACGTTGAAATTTTTTTCAAGTTTACTTTTTATTATATTACCGAAATATCCTAAACCTATTATAACGCATGTCATTATTAAAGAATAAATAGATATATTCTTTAATAATGAAAGTTCCATTTAATGATTTAAAACGAATACATGAACCACTCAGATCCAAATTTCATGAAATTCTAGACGGGGTTTTGGATAATTCTTCATTTGTAGGTGATATTAATTTTGCTAAAGAATTTTCAAAGTATACTGGTTCTAAGTATAGTATTTCATGTAACAGTGGTACAGATGCACTTTACATCGCTATAAAATCATTAGACCTTAAACCTAAATCTAGAATAGCTGTACCAGCTATATCATATGCCGCTACAGCTATGGCTGTTGTTAATGCAGGTCATTTACCAATTTTCATAGATGTTGATAAAGAAACTGGTTTAATGTTAGTTGAAACAGTTGAAAATGTTGATTGTGTAATACCTGTACATTTATATGGTCAATGTGTCGATGTTTATAAATTATTACATCTTAATGTACCTATAATTGAAGATTGTGCACAAGCACATGGTGCTACGATACATGGAAAACATGTTGGCACTATAGGAACTATAGGATGTTTTTCAATGTATCCAGGTAAAAACTTGGGTGCGTTGGGTGATGCTGGTATATGTATTACAGATAATGAAATGTTATCAGTTAAGATGAAACAATATGCAAGTTTGGGAGCTCAAAAGGATAATAGGTATAATCATACAACGGATGGTATAAATAGTCGTATGGATGGTATTCAGGGTTTATTTTTAACTGAAAAACTTAAGCACTTGAATGAATGGACGAATGATAGAATTAATATAAGTGAAATATACAATTCAATTATCAATGAACATGATGGGTGTAAACACGTTAAACGAAGTACTGTAGGTAAAGATGTATATCACGTGTATTATACTTTACAGGATGATAGAGATGATTATATAGAATACATGAATAAAAATGGTATACAAACCGGGATACATTATCCAATATCTTTACCAGAATTGGAATGTTTTAAAGAGTACACCGGCGGTACCTTTTGTATAAATGCAAAAGAATTTTGTAAAAAATGTGTAAGTTTACCTCTTTTTCCTTACATGACAACAGATGAAATTAAGTTTACATTAGATTGTCATATAAATTATCTCCTTCGGGACTTTTAAAAACTTCTCCGTCCCAGCGATTGGATTGTTTTTCAATTGATTTAATATGCCATATAGCAATAGATGGATCGGCTTGTAAACAAATTCTTTTTTTATAACCAACTATAACTTCATGTAACTCGTTACCGTATTTAATTTCCGGTGTATTTGGGAAAACGCGACATATATAATCTGGCCAATTTATCCAATCGAGTTCATTTACAGTAAATGTACTTTTTTCCAACCATTCTTGTGTAAATCCGGGGTGAATATTTATACGTGGGATCATTATAAGGTCTGCACCGGAATCCTTAACAGCTGTTTTAATACCTTTGATTAGTTTTTCTTTTGGCATTTCATCGGGATCTATAATAAAAATATAATCACCCGAACATTTACTTAAATGAAAATTTCTATGTTCAGAAAAATTACCGTCAAAATCTCTTTCACATGTAACTACCTTATTTCCAAAATGTTTTATAACGTTTTTTACATTTTCTGTGACATGTTTGGTATCTATTAAAATATTAATTTCATCTTCATCATCCTTGACTTTTAGTAAAAAGGAAACGAGTGAAAATAAATCCTTTGATTCATTACATACAGTTATAGCGTATGACAATTTCATTATATTAAAGATACTACTATTATACTCTTTAATATGCTGGTACCTAAAACAATTCATAAAGTTATTATCACTGATAGTGGTACATTACCTAAATTACCGAGTGGTATTTCAAATGCAATCGAAAGTTTTTATAGATTAAATCCAGATTATAAAGTTAATCTATATTCACACGAAGATTGTGTTAAATATATAAAAGAGCATTATGATGATGATATACTAAATTTATACAATAAACTGAAACCATATGCATATAAATGTGATTTGATGAGTCAACTTATATTATATAATGAAGGTGGGTGGTATTCAAGTATGAGATCGGTATGTTTGGAACCCCTTGACGTGTTAAATCGTACAAATAAAGAGTATTATACAAGTGTTGACTGTCCTCCTAATCAAAACTGTATGTACAATGCTTTTATTGGTGCTGTACCTGGACATCCTATATCTAAGAAAATGATAGATATGTTAAAATGGAATATAGAACATAATCATTATGGCTGGGATTGTTTATATCCAACTGGTCCAGGTGCTTATATGGCAGGAGCTATAGATTATATTAGAGCAAATACACATAAATGTTTTATAGGTCAACATACTATAGAGGAAAATAACGTAGAATATGTAAGATTTGATAATAAACGGATTTTCAAATGTAAATATAATAACGCGAGGGGTGCGGATAATTCTGATATGGATGAGACTAATAATTACGGTGAAATGTGGTTAAATAGAGATATATACAACTTAAAAAAATAATATCACGATAAAGTATGCTCGAGAAAGAATTAGAACATATTGATGGGCTTAGCACGTTTAATACAGATAATATGGCGCAGCTCGAAGATATTCTAAAATATTGTCAAATGGGCCGAGATTGTGAAAAATCCGTTATGGATGAATACACATCTTGTGATAAAATTAGTAAAGAGGTAATAGTTTGGTATTCTCATAATAGAAAAGTATTGAAACAGATGAAAGATTGGACAGAACTTTATAAAGAGGAATTTATAGAATATGAAAAAAAGGTAAAAGAAGTTCAGAATAGAGTAAATAAATTAAAAAAGAGTGTAATTAGTAAATCTTGAGAATTTCTGCAACAGCAGGGTGTCGCAATATGTCATTATTTTCCATTGTGACATGTTCGATATAGTTTAGGTTTAAACCGTCTATTTTATTTACAAGGTCCGAGAGTCCACTTTTTTCACCCAAATCACTTTGTTTTAAATCACCCGTTATAACTAATTTCGTATTTTTACCCAGTCTCGTTAATAACATTTTCATTTGATTAGGTGTACTATTTTGCATTTCATCAGCAATTATATATGCGTTATCAAATGTTCTTCCTCTCATAAACCCCAATGGTTCTATATGTACATGGTGTTCGAGTTGTCCCCGCGTTAAATAATTTTCAAATACATCTATCATCGGTCTTGTCCATGGTTCCATTTTTCTTTCCATTTCACCTGGAAGGTATCCCATATCTTCGTCTGCACCTACTATTGGTCGTGTTAATACTAAACGATTAGTGTTTCTATTCATTAGATTTTCGGTTGCGAGTTGACACGCCAACATAGTTTTACCCGTACCTGCGGGTCCTGTTGCTATTATAATAGGTTTATGGGATTGTAATACCCTCATATATTTACATTGACCAGCTGTTTTGGGGAAGTTCATCTATTTAAAATAACTTAAGGTTTTTTTTCTTATGTATTTATATAATGGTTTATCGTAGCTTAAATAGCTTTACAGGTAGTTTATCCATTAATCGGGTGGGTAAAAGAAAAGGAATAATTACCAGATCTGAATCACCTAACTATGCGTATTCCGATCAGACTTTTGACGATGTTAATACGATGTTAGTAAAATATTTTACATTTAGATCTGTACAATACACAATAAGTCAAGTTTATGAGACGGATCCATCACTCATGAAATTGGAATTTAATTGGTTAGTTGATTTTGCAAACGAGAATAAACCAAGTTCGGGTGATCCCTTTATAGAAGCTTTGTATGAGGCAGGTAAACCTGAGCTTGCAAATAGAATAATGACAAATAGAGACGGGTTAATGAGGCAATGGATACATGAAATAACAAGCACAGGTGGGTTAGATGCAGGTATAGCAATGACTAAACATAATATGGATTTGTCTATAAAACAGTTGGATAAATCACTTAACCTGGCTGCAGAACCAAGTAGATCAATTGATGAGGTATAAAGTTTTGTTTGTTTAATATAGAATGTTAAGTAATAGTACGGTTAATAATTTGGATTTTTATTTTGTTAGTTTGAAAAAACATGGACATCCTATTATTATAGACCCTAATAATAAATTAAGATATGCATGTTTTCAGTCAAGAGAACCTGCTAAAAATTGTATAGAGTATATATCAGATTATCGATCTAAAACTGGAAAATGGCCTAAACTTGATTTATATAGACCTACTGTGGTTGAATATGATGCCAATGTAAAGAAAAGGACGCGTGATGAAATAAAAGAATACTTGACTATATCGCGTAAGAAATTTGAGGATATATATACTGCAGGGGCTAATACAGGAGTTTCATATTTTTATATACACAAATTTGATTACGAGGATGATTTTTCTAAAGTTTACATGAGAGGTCAGGTTATAGATGGGACGCCAGACCTTGTAATGTTTAGAAAAAGATTAGATTGTAGGTTAAAGATTGTATAAGTATATAATATAAATGTCATTTGTTAAAAAATTCGATCCAACTCGAGAAGAAGACGTTTTATGGTTACAAAAAATAGATGGAGCTATGACGAGAGCTTCAGATCAAGAAAAATATGGGAGTACTGATTTCATGAAAATTGTAAACGAAAATCCATATGGTATTACTATGAAAAATCCCATGGAATGGGCTGAATCACATTTTCAACTCTGTATGAAGTTTACACAAGCTGTTCTCAGAGGAGTAGCTTACATCCCTACTAAGAGGTCTACTAATTAAATGTGCGGATGATCTTGTTCTAGGATGTGTTTCTTTAGTCATTTTATGATATTCTTTGAGAGTGAAATTTTGAGGTTCGGAATTTTCATCCATGCGTATAAGTAATATTCTACCAAAAACAGACATATTTGTAAATGGACGAGGTAATCTATTTAAATTCATTTTCAAATCAAACATGGAAGATTCACATGTAACTATGACAACTGATTTTTCAGGCCATTGACCTAAAAATGTAGCCTTGCCTTTTAGAATTTTAAAAATTTCATTTTTTTCAGGTGATATATCCAAATCAATTTCATGGATATCGTTCTTTTCTTCATTTACTAAAACTGCAACTGTCATTCCTAGGATGTACAAATAAAAAAGTTGCTTTTAATAAATGAACAAAGCTGTTTTAACATTAATTGCTCTTGTTGTTGTGTATTTTATTCTTAAAGAGTCTGAGTTATACACCAACCTTGTATTAGATACAGAATGGAAAGAAACTCGTAATAAACCAATTACTACATCTGACCCATTTAACAAATGTTCTCCTGAATCATTTGCCGATTGTAAAAAAGTTAAAATGCCACACTTAAGTAGAGCATAATCAATAACAATAATATGTTATTATCACGGCAATATGCACTTGAAAAATATTCGGAATTGTTAGGGTTACCAAAGGAAGATAAAACATGTATAAATTTAGAAAAGTCTACATATAATTCGGCTATACGAAAAACAAATGATTTAGGTGATGTACCTGCAGCTGAAAATCGGTTTTTTGTAAATAGATACAAGCATACATTTCTCAGAATTAAACATAATTTAATATATTCGCCCACACTCAGGGAGCGTATTTTAAATGGTGACATCAAACCAAAAGGTGTTTTAGAATTATCACATCAAGGTTTATGGCCGGATGGGCCATATGCAAAATTATTGGAAAAGAATATACGTGAAAATATGAAAAAGGATTGGGTTACAAATATGATTAATGACCCTGATTATAAGGGTATGTTTAGGTGTAATCGTTGTAAATCATATAAGACAACTTTTTATCAAATGCAAACACGTAGTGCTGATGAACCAATGACAGTATTCGTTACATGTCATAATTGTAATTCTAGGTGGAAATCATGATTTTCATTGCATATTGTGTATCTGTTAAATCTGTATCCATATCACCTACTGATAGAATATAATTCAAACCCGATTTTCTTTTAATGTTACCTTTATTATGTGCGGGTGTTATGACAAGAACGTCATATGGTATACCATACTGATTAAGTTGAAACTTTGTAAATTCTACAGTTGCTGGAATTGAAGGTCTAGCTGTTATAATAATAATTTTATAACCTAAATATTTAGCATAATGTAATAATTTAATAATAGGAACATTTGCTTTCCCATTCGTAAAAATAAGAGTATCGTCTATATCAAACATAACTGCATCTTTTTCGCCAACCACTCTATTTTTAAGAATCTTATCCATTTAATATACTTTAAGAATTAAAAATATTAAAAATAAAATGGAAAGACAGATTATCGACGTTGATTTTGACGACGGGTATACATCCATAGCTAGAATATTAAAAGATGATTATAATGAGTATGAAATAGCACTACTCGAATATTATGGAGGAGGAGAATGGGATTTTGATACAGGTGAACCTGTTTCTATTAAAAAAGAATCTGTATCTGGATTTTATGATACAACGAATCTTGAAACTACTGGTTTATACGAAAAAAATATAAATGGTATGTACGCAGAAAAAAACGATTCTGACGATGATTTTGAATATGAACTAGATTCTTCAGACGAAGAACCTGATTCGGAGTCTGATATTAGTTTATGCGATGAAGAATTTTTATAATCGTGTATTATAAATGAACAATCAATACCTCTTACCAGCTTCTATAATATCTGTTATACTTCTTTATACCTTTGTGTATAATCCTAAAAAAAGTGAAAAATATTGTGGTTCATGTGGATTAAAGTAATAGTTATATATACAGGTAATGGATCCCTTTAAAAAGCGTGTTACAAAGAACGATAAAAAAGCTAAAAAAGGTTTATATACACAGAAGTATATTAGACTTAAACATAAGACGCTTAATATTAATAATAAAAAGGAAGATGGCTCCTTACAATCCACCGAACACACATTACAGCCAAATGGACGTGTCAATGTATGATGAAGAAGATTTATTTAAATTTATTGGTAAAAATGGAAAGAAGTTTTATTGGTTAACACGTTATTTAGAGTTATCATATATTTGGTATGATAAGGAACGTAAAGTTATTGAACTTTGGGGTCCTTTTGAATCTCTTCAGCATTTTTCAGCCCATCAAATTTTAGAATGTGAATTAGACCTAAGTTGTAATAAAATTTTAGTAAATTAATATAATAATATGACGAAATTGATACCCGGATCCTTTTTGTATAAAATTGTTTATGGGGGAGAGACTAAAGTACATTCCCGAAAACCATTTTATGTTCAAAACTCTGATGACTATGTACGACTTTTAAAAAAGAATTATGATTATTATGGTGTTCCATTTAAAAGACCGAATGTTGAAGAAATGCCACCATATAATAAAGTGGATGATACTATTGAAACACACGTTGAATATCTAGACCAAATTGTAGTTAAATTAAACGTGTTAAAATCTGGTAAAGTACGTGTAAAAATATTACCAAATATGGCCATTCTAAATGAAAAGTATTATTCAAAATATAAGGTTCCACCTATAAAGAGTATAACAAATGCTTTAAAAACAATGGGATATTCACAAAATTTTATAGAGTCTACATTACAAAAATATAAAAAACGTAATCAACTTATTGAAAAGAGATGGAAAATACTCGAGAAAAAATTTGATACACCTTCAACTTCGAGTAGAAATAAAAAGAAGAAAGTGAATAAGAAAGTCGAACCCGAACCCGAACATGAGTTGGATAATGAAGATGAAGACGAAGAATTAGAAAAGAAAGATGATGATGAACCTGAAGAAGATGAAGCAATTGAAATTGATGACGAAGGTGATGAAGAAGTTGTCGAAGATGATTATATTTCAGATGGAGGCGACGATTAAAACTTAAGTTAGACTTTTTTTTAATAAAAACATTTTACAAAATGAATATATTTTTTCTCTCAATGAAACCCGAAGAGATTGCTTATATGTATTGTGATCAACATGTAATCAAGATCTTACTCGAAATATGTCAAATGATGTATACGGCATGGTTTTACTCGGGTCAAACCGACTATGTAGAATCAAATGCACCTTATACCGTAAACGGAAAGCGACGAGGGTATCGTCCTTCACATAAAAAGCATCCTACAACATTATGGATATCATCAAGTATTGATAATTATAATTTTGCAGGTGAAATAGGAATGTGTCTTGCACTTGAGTATAAAAAGCGGTTCGGTAAAGTGCATGCATGTTCTAAACATATACTTTGGTTATACGAAAATAAACCTTCACATTTCGAACTTCGCGAAAGTGAATCTGCATATTACCCAATACATGGTTTTAAACCCGGGCTTACGCGAATACCAGCGTGTATGCCAGATAAATATAAAGTACAAAGTATTATTGAATCGTATAAATTATATTATACAGGTGAAAAAGAAGGTTTTGCGAGATATACTAGAGTTTAATTTAAATTTATATTATAACATGAATTGGAAACGGTTTCGAAGACGATTCAGTAAACGATTTAATGAAAAATGTAAAAAAGTAGCAAAATTTTTAAATAAACACGCTTTTTTCGTATTTTTATTCTCGTATTTAAGTATAATGGTGTCTTTATCAGTTGTAAATAGAATATTTAGTTCGCCACCCATTAAAATAGAAAAAAAACCCGAATATGAACATAGAATATATAGTGATTTTATTAGGGGTGTTAAGAAAAATGAAATATCAAAAGTTGAAGTAGATCCCAATAAGGATATCGTATATTTTGAAGAAAAGGATGGTGCAATCAGTACTTCGTATTACGTCCCATCAGAAGATTTTTGGAAAACTATGTCTGAAAGTCAGGTTGATTTTGATTTAATTAGAGTACCAAACGGTGGAAATATAAATGAATTCATAACTTTCATGTTTATCACTATAGGATTTTTTGCTATTTTTAGAATGATATTTGGCGCTAATGGTGGTGGTATAGGACAAAATCCATTTTCCATGATGAAAAAGGATATTGATGTAGAAAAACAGATACAGACACGTTTTGAAGATGTCCAGGGTATAGATAGTGCGAAGGATGAACTCGAAGAGATTGTTGATTTTCTTAGAGAACCCGAAAAGTATTTTGGAACGGGGGCTAAAATTCCTCGTGGCGCTTTATTAACGGGTTCACCTGGTACAGGTAAGACACTTTTGGCTAGAGCAATTGCAGGTGAATCATCTGTTCCATTTATACAATGTTCAGGGTCATCGTTTGTTGAAATGTTTGTTGGAGTTGGTGCAAAGAGAGTGCGAGACGTGTTTGAAATGGCACGCGAAAACCAACCATGTATAGTTTTTATAGATGAGATCGATGCAATTGGTAAAAAGAGGTCTAATAATGGGTTTGCAGCTAACGATGAGCGCGAACAAACAATTAATCAGCTCCTTACTGAGATGGACGGGTTTGAGAATGAGACGGAGATTGTTGTTATAGCCGCAACAAACCGTATCGATATACTTGATGATGCGTTATTGCGTCCCGGTAGATTTGATCGTAAAATACAAGTTTCTTTACCCGATGTTCATGGACGCGAAGAGATACTTAAGGTACATACTAAGGATAAACTTCTTGGTGCGGGTATAAGTCTTCGTGATCTTGCAAAACAAACGACTGGATTTTCGGGTGCTGATCTCGCAAACTTTATGAATGAATGTGCTATACGCGCTGTTCGTGATGGTAAAGATGGTATAATAACACCTGAAATAACTGAAGATGTATACCAAAGACTAGTTGTTGGTGCAAAAGGAAGTCGTACTGTTTCTGGCGCGCGTAAAGCGAGAGTTGCATACCACGAGGCTGGTCACGCTATTATCGGTGTACTCATGCAAGAGTATGACGAGGTTCGTAAAGTAAGTATTTTACCAAGAGGGGACGCGGGTGGTGTTACATATTTTCAACCATCGACAGATGATGTAGGTATGTATACGAAAGATTATCTTTTATCACAAATTAAGGTCGCACTTGGTGGACATGCAGCGGAAGAGATCGTCTACGGAAGAGAACACGTTACTACGGGTGCATCGAGTGATTTTCAACAGACGTTTGCCATTGCGCGTGAAATGGTCACTACGTACGGTATGAGTGAAACTATAGGTAAAATGAATATTAATACTAATCTTATATCTCCCGTTACCGCGAGTCATATCGACATAGAGGTGCATGATATAGTTGAAAATTGTTATACGGAAGTGAAGGAACTACTTAATCAATACCGTGTTAAACTCGAACACTTGAAAGAAATACTTGTCGAAGAAGAAATTATTGATGGTAGTGTTGTATATGAAATGATTGCATCATGTGATTTGAAAAGTCGTACACAACATACGGATAAATCTAAAGTGCGAGAGCGAAATAATTCGAAGTATAAAGATGCCTATGATAGTTTTGATGACTTTAATAAGTATCCATGGCCCACAGATACTAATGAGAATTAAAAATAATAGAATAAAGTATAAGATGGACCGACAGGATTTGTATATGTTTGGTAATTTTATATACATACTTTTCAGGGTAAAAAAAGATTTTAGATGATAACTATGTACTTTTCCAGTTTATCCATTCGTCTATCGTTTCCGTATCTATATGTTTATCTTTAAACAATACGTCACAATTAGAATGGTGTAATATTTCACTAAATAAATTTCGGACAATTTTACCATTTTTATCTACAATGCGCGCGGAACAATAATATGTATATGTACATGGATCAATTAATGCACTAGATGCTGCAAGGCATGTAGATATTTTCTCTTCTGTACTATCATCCTCGCTGTTATATAGCAATTTAGGATACCATCTTTTTCCCCTAAATTTTTTAATAAAATTATTTTCTTTTAATTTAGGAGAAATAGTAAAAATTTGTTTTTTATTTTCGGATGGGTCTACACTCATACCAACATTATTTCCCATAAAACCTATACCACATCCAGTTACTTGAGTACATCTACCTTCAACCGTCACCTGAATAATCTTACTAGACATATTTACGAATAAAACACTCGTTAAATTTGTATTTCTCAACTTGGAACGACTACTCCTTCTTATTAAATTACACGATCCTAATCTAGTGAGTTTGGGTCCACTAGATGGACATAAACATCTAGTTTTTAACGCAAAATATGGGTATTTTGCATTATAATATTCACGCAAAAATTCCAATATATGTGGTTCATAGGCTGAATCATTGTATTTACGACGAAACATCTTACTTATACCACCGAAAAAAAAGATGTGTTAATAGTAAGATGAGAAACGTAAAATTAACAAACAATGCTGTAAACTATATATCATATGACGAATTTAAAGTTGGGGATATAGCCATCTACATAAAACGTAACGATAAGTATATAACCATGAAAACGTTTTTAAAATTACAAGATAGAGACATGTTTGGAAACATGGGGAATTTTAATATAACTCAGGATGAGATTTCTAATTCTATTTCAAGATTATCAAATATGAATAACGGGGATATACTTCTTTTAAATAAAGGTCCATTCGACCGACAAAGACTTTACCGAAGAGATATTGAACTTGTTAAGTTTATTTCGGTAGTCGGTAAATCGTCTTTAAACAATAAGGGTACAGTTAAGATCGGTAAACGAAAGTGTGAAGGATATAAAAAAGCCGACATTGTTAAGGTTGCGAAAGAGGAAAAGGTACCATTAACGAAGGCGGGTGGTAAAAAGAAAACGATAAAGGATTTGTGTGCCGATATGAAAGTTAAATTAACCCTTTCGAAAAACAGAAACAATCTCGTCAAAGAGACTAGAGAAAAACTTAACAAAATTAAAATCAAAGAGTCGAATAAAATAAAATTGAAATCGCGAATGAATAATGGCGAAGACCCTAAAAAGATTTTGAAAGTCGCGCGTCAGCTCGCCAAGTTACAATAAAAATATAATATAGTAATAAAACAATGTTGAATAAAGCGGTTACAATAGCACTTATCATAACACTCGTTTATGGGTACTTATATTCTACGATGAAGGAAGATTTTGGATTCTCGGACGATCCACTCGATCCATACTACTTTTCACTCATGACCATGAGTACAGTTGGGTACGGTGACTTTTCACCAAAAACGAGACGTGCAAAAGCTCTCGTTATGACACACCATACTGTCATTTTAGTCGAACTCGCGACGATACTCAGCAAAATGTACAAAAAATAAAATATTAGAATGTAATAAGAATCATGGGTACACCAAAAACACCACAGACTAAAAACATAAATAATATAGAAAACAAATTGAGTAATATTGATAATGAATTATTGGAAATACGACGACGTGAAGGTGAAGTTAGAATAGAAATAAGGAGATTACAGAAAAAAAGAATAAGACTCGAACAGAAAAAGAAGAATTTATTATCGACAGAAAAGAATATCCTTACTAGACGCACGCGTAATTAATTATAAATACGTTTTTATACACAAATTGAACTTTGTATATAAAAATGAAGTATAATACTTTTATTAATTCATATTTTTAACATACATTGGGTAACGTGCCATCGGTGCATAAGCACCTTGTGCGAATAATAAGGCGGTTCCTCCGCCAACAACAACAAGTGTTACTATCCATCCCAAGACTGTTTTTCTTAGAATTTTGTAATTTATACCCTTTTTACCTTCTAATAATCCAACACCGACCGTTGCACCTACCTGACAATGTGTGGTTGAAAGAGGCCACCCAAGTCTACTTCCCATAATAATGACACACGCACTTCCAAGTTCAATACACGTCCCCCGACTTGGTGTGATTTTAGTAAGTTTTGTGCCAATTGCATGTAGGATTTTATATCCGTATGTTGCCAAACCAATAACGATGCCAAAAGCACCTAAAGAAAGTATCCAGTATGCATTATCACCAAGATCGTTTTTCTTTTTTGACACTTCACCCGATTCGTATATGGCCCATATAGCCCCGAATGGTGCGATTGAATTCGCGACATCATTTGCACCATGCGCAAACGCGTCACAACACGCCGTTATGATTTGTAGATATCGCATGGATATTTCTGTTCTGTCATCGAATTTTTCAGCGTTTTCGTGTATATTCATAACAGTTTCATCACCTTCGATAATTTCCCTTCTGTCCACGTTTAGAGAATTTTTGATAAAATTATATATACGCATATGCAATTTCGTATTGTCTGGTGGACAACATGGTTCACATTTGTCATCACTGATTTCGATTTCATGATTTTCATTATCTTTCATTTCATCTATAAATGTTTGTTCTGCGAGTTTGTGTAAATATGGAACAATTGTTAATGATAATAAACCAACACCACAACCTAAACCAAATGCATACGCAAATGCAGTTTCAATTGGTGTTTCATTAAGTTTTAAAAACTTGGCACCTTTATACACTATAAAAAATACATTAATGCAAACGGTCGAACCCAATAAGATTGGGAATGCATATTTACTTCGTGTAAACGAATTTTCAGAACGAAGAACACTAAGTCTTAAAATATAAAAAAAGAATGATGCGAAAATACCGGAGACGATCGGTGATAAAAGCCAAGATACAACTATAGCGGAGACACCTTTAATATACGGAAACTTATCTGTTTCTTTAGTCCACGTAACACAATTCACACCTCGTGAAACCATGGTCATTCCAATCATACCACCAACACAACTATGGGTTGTACTTACTGGCATTTCTAAATATGAAGCTGTAACTAACCACACAGACATGGCTGCGAGAACACACATACAACCATACATGAGTATAGCTGGATCATCTTCGAAACATGAGTAATCCGCTATACCTTTTCTTATTGTGTCTGTGACATGACTACCCATGAGTAGTGCGCCTGAGAATTCAAAAATACCGGCAAGTATGACAGCTGTTTTTATTGAAAGAGCACCTGAACCGACTGAAGATGCGAATGCGTTGGCGACATCATTTGCGCCTATACCATATGCAGTTGTAACTGCGAGAAGACCACCGAGACCGACGATCCATTCGTAAGCGTGAAGATCCATGAACCTTAATAGATTAATATAAAATTATTTCCTTAAATATGATACGTTTTTCAAAACCCGGTACTTTCGGGATTTTTAAAAATGATGATTCGTAATTAGTTTTTATTATTTAGCTGATGCCCGTGACCTCGTTGCTCTTTGTCTACTCGCAACTTGTTTCGCGTTACTTAAAATACGAAGTATATTAATTGGATCTTGTTTCATTTTTTCGAGATAATTATTTTTTTGGTTTTGTCTAAGAGAAGTCAATTTATTAAGTTCTGCACGGGCATTATTAATACTTTGATTCAACAACGGTTTAGGTTTTGTTGGTGTTACTTTTCGGCGAACAGGAAAGGGGAAAAAAGATTTTTTCTTAGTCTTAGGGTTTGTCCCCATATTAAATTTAGGATTGAGAGTTCTCATTTTCGCAATTGCGTTTTTATTCCCTGATGTAACTTCGTTATTATTTTTGTTCTTATTATTTCTAATAGCACTGGCTACTGACAATGTATTATTCGCTGGTTTCTGTTTTTTACGTAACGGCTGTACCATGTTTGTATTAGTACTATTTCCACTATTTCCACTTATAGTACTATTTCTACTATTTCCACTTATAGTTCTATTTCCATTACTTACACTATTTACACTTACAGTTCTACTACGATTTGAATTTGCATTATTTTTCATGTTATT